AAGTTATACTCAGGACTAGTAGACCAATGGCAGAGTCAATAGATTTAAAATCTATACAGTGTGGGTTCGAGTCCCACTTAGTCTATTCACCAACTAGTAATGCACGATAAACCTTGTTGGTTTACTGTGTATTCTATAAGGAGATTCGGTTATGGCACATGAGATTACGGCTACGGATGGAGCGGTGTTCTATAAAGAACAAGCATGGCATGGGTTGGGTTATACTGTAGAGGAAGCAATGACTCCTCATCAAGCATTGAAGATGGCGGGTCTTGATTGGCGAGTACATAAGACAACTGGTATTAGAACATGGGAGGCTGATACAGAGGGAGAGTTTCCCCCTAGTTATTCTGATAAGTTCTGTGCTATCCTTAGGGATGACACGAATGATATCCTCAGTGTACAATCACCTGACTATCAAGTGGTACAGAACTATGAGGTCTTTGACTTAGCGTATGCACTAGGTGCTGATGTTAAGATCGAGTCTGCCTTGTCTTTACAGGGTGGTAAGAAGATCATATGCTTAGTCAAGGGTGATACCTTTGCTCCCTCTAACAGTGGGAATGATTCTATCACACAGTACCTTGCATTGCTATCATCTCACGATGGTACTATTGCATTGTCAGGGTTACCTACATCAGTACGAATTGTATGCATGAATACATTAAAGATGGCATTAGGTAGGGCTAAGAAGAATATGATTCGCTTTACCCATACAGGTAACATGGAGGATAAGAAGTCTCAGATGCGTCTTGCCTTAGAGCAGTATGCTAATACTGGTAAGTTCTTTAAGGAACAGGTTAACATCCTGTCAAATACCTCCCTTAATACGGAACAGATTCAGAAGTTCTTCCTCAGTGTATATGAGTTATTAGAATCACCTATCGTGGCTAACCCACAGACAGAGAAGGAGTATAAGAACTATCTTAATGCTACTGTCTTAGTATCTAAGTGGAGTGCTGGGTTTGATGAAGAGCGTAAGGAATTGAATGCCCCTGCTAGTGCATGGATGGCAGTCAATGCAGTAACAAAGGAACTACAGCATCGTATCCCTACTAAGGGACGTAAGACTGGATGGGAGAACAGAGCATACAACAACCTAATGGGATCTAATCAAGATGATTCTATTGCGGTTGCTAATCATGCTCTTGCTTGGTGTTGATAGTGCGCCAAGTGTGGCGTATAAACGATTAGTTCGGTAGTTAATGTGCCTAATGTGGCATCTATAGTATTACTTTGCAGTATACTATGGATGCCACAGTGCATCCATAGTATACTATGGGTATCACACGGCATTAAAAAATATTTATAGGAGTATAAATGAATTCACTTTGGTCTACTTTAAGTAAACAAGAACAAGATTCTAGAACTAACTATCAAGTTATGGTTGAAGAAAGTATGCTTTCCTTATCTGAACAAAGGTACTGGGAAGAATATAACATTGCACCTGATGAGGGTAAGCCAGAACAATCTTTATTAAACTCTTGTGTTAAACAATTAACACCTCTGTTTCAAGAGTGGATAGATAAAACATCTAGTAGTGATAGGACACCCAACTGGGTACACCCTATGTTTTCTTTAGGTGCTTCTAAGATGGCAGATATTACTATGCGGTGTATGATTTTAGAATGGTTTACAAGTAAGTCTTGGGACTCTAAAGATTCTGATTTGTTTACAGCCTTACCAACAGCACAAACAATAGCGCATAGTATTAGTTCTTTAGCCATAGAAATTATAGCCTACCAACACAGTAAGGATAACAATAGAAATGATTGGATGAAACAATCACACTATCAAAAGAACTGGTCACCTAAAAGATGTAGAGCATTCACTAAGAAGATGGGTAATCTTTCCCCTAAGAATTTTAGTAGAAAAAATAGAGAAGACTTTGGTCACCATATGATAAGGATTATAGAGAAGTCTAATGTTATATACTCTAAAAATATTAGGGTAAACACAGGAAAAAAATGGATGGAAAGAGTTGTGTTATGTTTCTCTTCTGATGTATTAAATGAATTAAATAAAAGACATGTTGATATGGTTTCAGTAGCGTCATTGTTATATAGACCTATGATAGTACCACCTGTACCCCATAGTTTAAAAGAATCTGGTGGTAACATACTTAAGTTTGTTCGTAAACCTATGGTACAAAAGTTTAAGGATGTATCTTGGGATGAGGTTGTTGTACAAAAAGGATCTACTCCATCTGATATGGTTGTTGATGGTTTAAATGCTATGATGCATACCGAATGGAGTATAAACACTAGGGTATTAGATGTTATGAATAATTTATTTAGAAACAATACCAAGTGTTGTAACCTACCCGCCTATTCTTTTATGGAGTTTGGTTTCTCAGATCCATATCCAACAGATGGTACTAAAGAAGATAAGGCTAAGTGGTGTACTATAAAACAAGATCTATATAGTACTTGGTTTAAAGAAGAACGTGCACGTGGACGTATGTTAGTACGACTCAAGTTAGCTAATGATTTAGTTAAGGCTAAGTTCTTTTATCAAATATATACATGTGACTTTAGAGGTAGAGCTAACTCTGCTTGTGATTTATTATCATCTCAATCATCTGATTTTGATAGAGGGTTAATACAATTCTCTATTGGTTTACCCCAAACAACAGAGGGTTTGTACTGGCTTAAGGTACACTTAGCAAACTTGTTTGATCAAGATAAGTTATTGTTTGATGATAGAGTTAAGTGGGTTGATGATAACATGAAAAGCTTTGAACTTATTAACGAAGATCCTTACAACCATAAAGGTTTGTGGGTATGTAATAAAAAGAAAAAGAATACATCCTTTCAAAGATTAGCTGCTATATTTGATCTACTTAGATCAGATGGGTTAACACAAATACCAGTACAGATGGATGGTTCTTGTAATGGAGTTCAACATTGGGTAGCCTTAATGAAAGCTAAAGAATTATCTAAGCATGTTAACCTAGAGAATGTAGAAAAACCTGGTGATCTATATCAACACGTTGCTGATCTAGTAACTGTGTCTATGGATCTTGTTAAAGAACAAGACACTAAGTCTGGTAAGTGGGCTAAAGAATTTCTCACTCATTGGAATGGTTATATAAATAGATCTATATGTAAGAGAGCTGTTATGACTGACCCATATGGTGTTACCTTGTTTGGTATACGTAGGTATTGTAAGTCTGAGGGACATCTTGATTGGGTGGATAAAGAAAAGATGGCTGGTGCTGTGATGGAGTTATCATCCTTTATAGACAAGTCTTTAAAAGGAACTCTTATACAACCTAACAAAGGAAAAGTTTGGTTAAAGTTTATAGCTGATGAGATAAGTAAAAATAATAAAACACTAGAGTGGATAACACCATGTGGCTTTCATGTAGTACATCAGTACTTTCCTTTTGAAACAAGAAGATCTATAACTAAACTTTTTAATATGAAAGAATTATATTTTGGTACGTTTAATCCTGATCTTGTAGATACAAGAGCTGTTAACCTAGCTATAGCCCCCAACTATATTCACTCGCTTGATGCTAGCCATATGTGGTCTACTATTCTTAGGATGATAACAGCTAACATAACTTCACTGAGTATGGTGCATGATTCTTATGGTTGTCATGCCCCTAACGTAGCACTAATGAGGAAGTTTACCTTGGAAGAGTTTCATACTATGCATTCAATAGATTTATTAGAATCATTAAGAAACCAATTACAGAATCAATTCAACATAGAGTTACCTAACCCACCTGAGAAAGGAGATTTAGATATTGATAATGTTTTATCAGCACAATATCTTTTCCAATGAAAAAGAAACTACATAAAGTAACGTGTGAGTATGAGTTAGATCAATGTTTATTATCCTTAGTTAAGCTTGCAAAATCTAAGACTAAAGTTAAATTATTTAATGTATGGTTTCCAACCTCAAACTTTAGTAAAATATTCTTATCAAATATACCTAATGTTTTTAAAGAAAATAATATTGATCAACAACAAAATCTACATGTAAGTGTTTACATAGAAGAAGGATTAAACGATGAGTAGAGTGTTAGTAATAGGTGACACGCATTTCCCTGCGTGTCATTCAAAGTATCTTGAGTTTGTATCTAAAATTTATCATAAGTATTCTTGTAATAATGTTATACATATTGGGGATGTAGTAGACCACCATGCTATATCCTTCCATAAGAAACATCCTAATGCACAGGATGCTACTGCTGAGTATAAGAAAGCTGTGTTAAACATAGCTAAATGGTATCAAGTATTCCCTAAACTTAGGGTGTGCATTGGTAATCACGACGAACGAGTGTATCGTTTGAATGCTGATGTTGGTATTCCCCCGTTCTATATCAAAGGATATAATGAAATCTACGGTACTAAGGGGTGGCACTGGGACTACAGTTTTATGATTGATGATGTATACTACACACATGGTACTGGTACTGGTGGTTTATACCCAAGTTTTAACCAAGCAAAGTCAAGAGCAATCTCTTGTGTGATGGGTCATCACCACAGTATAGCTGGTATTAACTGGTTGGTTGGTCCAACCACAAGATACTTTGGTATGGATGTAGGATGTGGTGTGAATAATAATCACATTGGTTTTAGTTATGGTAAGAATCACCTTAAGAAACCAGTAGTTTCTTGTGGTGTAGTTATAGATGGTAAACACCCTTACTTGGAGGTTATGGACTTATGACAGCTGGTTTATTATTAGTAATAGCTATTGAGATTTCCTTTATTATTTACTTATGGGACAAAGAAAAACATGAAAAAAATAAAAGATAAGACTCCTTTAGAAAAGTTTTTAGGTGATGTTAAAATAACACATACTATACCACCCCTAGCAAAAATATTGTGGGTAGATGCCTACACTGTAGGGGGTGAAGGGTGGTTAGAAAAAGATAAAGCTAAACTTTATGCGGAAGAACCACTACCTTATATGATAACAGTTGGTTTTGTTTTATATGCTGATACTGAACAAGTATCTGTTACAAATACAATAGGACCAGGAGAAACTGCACAGGTAAATAAAATACCAAGAAGAATGATAATTAATATGGAATATATTTGAAAGCCCTAAGTTGGGGCTTAAGATATTTTTAAAAACCCTCTTTGAAAGGAGAACGAAATGAGTTATGTATTGCCAGAAGTTGAATCAAATGTTGTGAGTACCCTCGAAAACGAACAACCCGCACCACCTCTTGATACTACGCAGGGTATCAGAACAGAAAACGTTGTGTTTTATTTACGATCAATTGCAAATGCTTTGTCAAGTATTGTAGTTGATATAACAGCACAACTAAATCAAATTGAGCAAAGTAGAAATCCAAAGGAAACAAATGTCTAATATCCAAAAGTTACCAGCTATGTTGACGGAGACTCTTATGGTTAAGTGGAGTAATCTATTGAAGCCTGACGTTGCTTTCGGAGAAGCATCAGCTAATCATAATGTTACTGTTGTTGTTACACCATCTCTTAAGTTACTATTAGATTCTTTATTGAAGTCTTCTGGTGCTAAGAAGATTAATGGTATGAAGGAAGTATCATCTACAGATGGTGTAGAGATTACATTGAAGGTTAAGTCTAAGGTTAAACTTGATATGATTAAGTACCCTTGTTTTGATTCAGCATCAAATGATACAGATTCTGTACCGTTTGGAGGTGATACAGTTAGACTTAAGTTACAACCATGTGTTTTAAGTAGAGATAATTCTTTATCACTATACTTAAATGGTATTCAAATCATTACTAAAAATACTAGCACTCCTTCACAGGGTTTCCCTGTGACTGAGGGGTTTACACAGAAAGCGTCTAACCCATTAGTCGCTACGGTATCTGATAGTGATTTGCCGTTCTGATAATTGGAGATTCAACATCAACCCAATAGCTGCATCACGCCCTAGGATAAGTCAATTTGGTGCTTACTTTTCAGGACCATATAAAAAATTTAGACTAGAAGCGAATGATGTAGTATTGAATACCATAGGAAATTCTCACAATATATTTAACGAAGGTGTGTTAACTGTTGTTATAGAGTTGTTTGTTACAAAACCTAAAACAACTATCTTAGATTTTCCTAGACCTGATGTTGATAATTATGCTAAAGCTATTTTAGATGTATGTAATGAGAAGATATGGGATGATGATCAGCGTATAACTAATCTAGTTGTATCCAAAAGTTGGGCTAATTTAGATGAAGAAGGATATTTTACTTTAGGTGTTTCAAATAACACTTATTAAATATAAAGAAAGGAGGATATATGCCACCAACACCAAAGCCAAAGGCTAAGACAGGACCACGTAATGAGTACGTGAATACTACCGCAAACTCTAAGCGAAGAGCAATTCAAGATACTAAGAAGAAGTGATTCAAGGTAGTTAATATAAGTAAGGGAACACAAGAAAATATCTTGTGTTCCCTTTACTTTTTTCTTTAAGGAGATACATGAAGAATACAAATGGTAAGGGCGATAGCTATCGCAAGGTAGATCAGAAGCAGTACGATAAGAACTATGCTAAGGCGTTTAAGAAGAAGAAAGCTAACGACACTATAGTGTCGCAACTACCCTTTGCTATATGGCTTGAGTATATTATAGCAGCTATCTCAGCAATGCAAACTAAGAAGGTTGTTAAAAAAGGTATAGCACAAGCAAAGAAGGGTAAGTTTAGTAAGAAGCCACCTAAGATATCCACTAAAAAAGTAAGGTAAGTTTCTTGTCTTGTAAGAAAAACAGGCTATTATTTCTTACGTACTTTTATGGAAAAACAAAATGAATGATAAACAACCAATCGGTATATGGGTAACAGGTAAGTGGGGTAAGCCTGGTTGGTTAGAAGAATCAACAGGTATACCTACAACTTTTAAATCTTTAGTAGATGCTAAGGATTGGATCAGAGTAAATGCTGTTCATAAGGAGTATTATGAACCCAAAATTTTACTAAAAAAATTTAAGGAGGATATTGAATGGATATAAAAGAATCAGCATTCATACGTAAGGATGCGTGTCCCAAGTGTCAAGCTATGGGTCGAGATAACTCAGGGGATAACTTAGGGGTCTATGATGATCACGTCCACTGCTTTAGTTGTGGGTATCATAAAGGAGATTATGTGATAGAAGATACAACCGTTAACGTTAAAACGTTTATACCAGTCATTGGTACAGTATGCGAAGTATCCGATAGGCTACTAACTGAAAAAGTATGTAGACTATATGGGTATCAGACAGCTAAGATCAATGGAAAGATAGTTCAGATTGCTAACTACTATAAAGATAATACTCTAGTAGGTCAACATCTACGTGGTCCCGATAAGCAGTTCGCTTGGAAGGGATCAGCCAAGGGTGTTGAATTGTTTGGTCAGAATCTATGGAAGTCTACAGGTGGTAAACGCCTCATAATTACCGAAGGTGAGATTGATTGCATGACCGTCAATCAATCACTCGGTGGTACATGGGCTGTGGTATCGTTGCCTAATGGTGCGACATCCGCAGTAAAAGCTATTAAGGATAACCTTGAGTTTATCAATGGGTATCCTGAGGTTATACTATGCTTTGATATGGATACAGCAGGACAAGATGCAGCTAAGGCTGTTGCTGACATCCTGTCTAGTGGTCGTTGTAAGATTGCTAAGCTGCCGTACAAAGATGCCAATGAATGCTTGATGAACAATCAATCCAAATCATTGGTCAATGCCTTATGGGAAGCACAAGCTTACTCACCCGATGAGATTCTCCACGTTAGTAAGATTGCTAATGACTCACAGAATATGGATGATGTCAAGGTATATCCTTTCCCCTACGATAAGCTCAGTGAGTTCCTCATTGGTCAGCGTAGTGGTGAGATCACCCTATGGGCATCTGGCACAGGCTCTGGTAAGTCTACGATCCTACGTGAACTCATCATCAATCATCTTGTTGATGGTCGCAGTGTTGGTTGTATCATGCTTGAGGAATCTCCTCAGGAAACAATGGATGATCTTATATCACTGTTGTTAAACAAACCAGTACGGGCTATTAGAGCTTCACGTATGATGAATGCTTTACAAGTAAAGATGGGTCGCAATACTATCAATGTGAATATGCTTGATGACCTGAGTGAGGATGAGTATGCAGAGGCACGTACTAGATTGTGTCAAACAAATCTGTACATCTACGATCATCTCGGTAACAATGCTATGACTAACTTGCTTGCTCGGATGGAGTTCATGGCTACATCACTTAAGGTTGATGTCATTGTTCTTGATCACATTACAGCAGCAGCAGCTGGTCTTATGGGTATTAATGATAAAGACATTGAGGGTGGTGGATCAGAACGTATCATCATAGATACACTGATGAAGGAACTACGATCAATGTCTGTTCGTACAGGTGTGCATGTTGACATTGTATCACAACTCAAGAAGACTGATAAGGCATACGAAGAAGGTAGTCGTGTCACCTTACAGGATCTACGTGGGTCTGGTGCATTGTCCTCAGTACCTAACACAGTCATTGGTCTTGAGAGAGATCGACAGAATCCTGATGAACGTACATCTAATACAACTATAGTACGAGTACTGAAGAATCGACTGACTGGTCGGTCAGGCATTGCTACTGCATTGTTCTATGATCATAGATCAGGTCGGTTACAAGAGATCGGCTTTGCTATAGATGATACAGGTACGGTAGCCTTTAACCCAGTGGAAGGAATACAATGAACGTTGATGAACTGATTGTTGCACATTCGCACACATTCGCACACATTCGCAGGATATATAATGAAAAAGAAACAAAGTAAAAAGACAAAGAAGGTAACAACCTATTACAAGATTGTTGGATCTTCTAAAACAATGGCTGCATTCAAGCAAATGTTGGGGTATTAATATGAAAACATGTATACTAGATATCGAAGGCAATGCCCTCAGTGAAGTCTATGTAGAGAAGAAGGGTACTGCACTTAAGGAATGCACCAAGATATGGTGCGTAGCTACAAAGGATACTGATGCTGCAACTCCTAAACTATGGAAGCAGGATCAACTACAAGAGCTATTGGTGTACCTGTCTAAGTTTGATATCCTTGTCGGACACAATATCTACGGGTACGATCTACCTGTACTGATGCGTCTGCTTGGTCTAAAGCATCCTCGCTGTATCGTCGATACCCTTGTGGTATCACGGCTTATGTTTCCTGATAGGAACGAGCATCCCTTTGGTGGTAACTCATTGGACAACTGGGGTACTCACCTCAAGTATCCTAAGACTGTTTACAAGGGTGGTTGGGATGTATACTCAGATGACATGGGCAAGTATTGTCTCAATGACGTACTGTTAGGTGAGAAGATATATAAATATCAATTACACTTCATCACCACTAACAAAGCATTAGTTCGGTTTGAACATAATGTTACACGTGTCTGTCAACAACAAGTAGAGAATGGCTTTGGCTATGACCTTGTTGGAGGCGATGCATTGTATAGGTCTTTGTTGTTAGAGAAGCTTGATATTGAAGACAACATGCGTGTCATATTCCCCGACAAGATTCTTGGACGGGTATCTGAGAAGACAGGTAAACGTCTTAAGGACAGGATAGAAGTATTTAATCCTGGGTCTAGACTACAGATTGCATCTCGCCTCAATGAAAAGTATGGATGGGTAGCACCTGAGACAGAGAAGGGTAACCCCAAGGTAGATGAAGAAGTGTTGTCAGAGCTTAAGTTTGAGGAAGCAACTACTCTTGTTAAATACTTTGACACTACTAAACTGATCAGTCAGATAGAAGATTGGAACTTAAGGGCATCATCATCACGTGATGGGCGTGTGCATGGCGGGATTAACCCACAAGGTGCAGCTACAGGTAGATGTACACACAGCCAACCCAATGTAGCACAGGTGTCTGGTGATCCTAGGGTTCGTTTCCTATGGAACTCTGGGCGTGATGGCTACACAATGGTTGGTGCAGATCTTAAGGGTTTAGAGTTAAGAATGCTTGCTCACTACATGAGTAAGTATGATCAAGGTAAGTATGCTAAAATCTTAGTAGATGGTGATATACATACACACAATCAAACAGCAGCTGGTCTACAATCTAGAGACTTGGCTAAGTCTTTTATCTATGCATATCTATATGGCGCAAGTAACCCTAAGCTTAGTAAGGTATTAAATTGTACTGTTTCCAATGCTGAGAATTTACGTAAGAGATTTCAGAAAGAGATTCCTGCATTAGGTAAAGTACAAGATGAGATTAGGTTTCAATTCTTAAAAGATAAAGCTGTTACTCTACCTGACGGTAGACGTATACCAGTACGTAAGGAATATGCTGCACTGAATACTTTATTACAAGGAGCTGGTGCTATTGTTAGTAAACTATGGATGCTTAAAGCATCAGAAAAATTACAGAAAGAATTTGGTACTAGTGTAATTCAAATGGCATACATACATGATGAGCTTCAGTATGCTGTACCTAATGCTCATGCTGAAACTGTCGGTATAATACTACAGTCCGCAGCTATAGAAGCTGGTAAGGAACTTAAGTTAAACATTCAGATTGATGCAGATTATACGGTCGGAAACACATGGTCGGACACACACTAAGGAATAATTATATGACAGAAAAATTAGCTTTATATATTGCAGGACCTATGAGAGGGTATCCCCATCACAATTTTCCAGCATTTCATACAGCTGCTGCTAAATGGGAAAAGAATCCAGCTATTGGTATTGTTTACAACCCTGCCAAGGAGGATGAAGATGAAGGTTTTATTGGTACAAGTGTATCACTTGATGGTAAAGATCATCTAAAAGAATGTATGAGAAGAGACCTCTCTCTTATATTAAAATCAGATGCTCTTGTTATGTTACATGGTTGGGAGAAATCAGATGGAGCTAGAGTTGAACACTCATTAGCTGTTTACTTGGGGTTAATAATCTTTTATGAAAGTTGAAACAAAGATTTGTTTTTATAACTCTTACAAACTTCAAGGATGGCGTAGGTTTGTAATAAGTTTAATGCAGTTTACAAACCATACTCATGTTCATTTAGAGTTGGTCTTTAAATCGCATAGATTAGTATTCTTAACAATGGATGGAGCAAGTCCAAGTATTCTAAGGTTGGGGCTAAACAAGAAATTTTATGGGGAATACCCTTACAAAGAATTTTCTATTGGTACTCTTGAATTAACAAACAAAGAACATGAATGGGTAACATCTTACCCACCATCAGATCATTGGTCGTTAATCAGGTATCAATTGTTGAGGTATGTAAATCTTTCTCATCTAGTAGCAACACCAGTAACGTGTAGTACTTTTATATCAGATTTTCTAAAGAACTATGATGTAAATATTCCACGTTACTTTTCACCAAAACAATTATGGAGATATTTAAATGATGTTAATTATGATAGGCGGTAAAGCTAGGGTTGGTAAAACAACTCTAGCTAAAATATTAGGTGAATGTTTTTATAATAAAGGTTTCTCTCCTGTGTACATTACCTTTGCTAGTATATTAAAAGAAGAGGTAGAAAGAACAACAGGTATGACAAAAGAATCTAACTCTAATGAGTATAGAGAAGCTTGTCAAAAGTTAGGTTCTTCTAAACGAAAAGAAGATGGTGATTATTGGGTTAAGTTGTTAGATAGAAAACTTGAAGAAATAAAAGTACAAGATGTTATTAACCTAGAAACAGATGTTAAAAACTGGCATGAGAAAGTTGTTATAGTTGATGATTGTCGATACATGAATGAGGTTGTATACGGAAGAAGAAAAGAAGCATTACAAATATTTATTTCACATGGTACTAGAACAATAATAGAACAGAATGCTTCGTGGCGTTCACACGAATCAGAATCTCTTGCCAATAGTATTGAAGATGGTAACAAAAACTATTGTGAGTTGTTTCATTACAATCTTAAAAATAATAAAACACTACTTGATTTTGTAAAAAATGTAAAAAAATTATTTCCAGAAATCCTTATAGGTGCTCAAGATATACACAGCGAAGTTCTTAGGTGTGTTTGTCCTGTGTGTCTAGCAAGGAGAGGTGGATTAGAATCTATAGGGTTCAATGAGGATTTTACAACACAAGTTAAGAAGTTAATAGATGAGTTTGATCAGAAATTTGGTACGTCAAATAATCCTTCGTGGATAGAAGAAGAAGAGGAAGAAAATGATTGAGAAGAAACCAACAACATGTGTGTTAGATGGTGATATAATAGCTTATAAAGCTGCGTATTGGGCAGAGACAGAAGGTATAGAATATCTACCTTCTAGGATTGAACACGACATAAAAACGTGGACACCTACCGATTGTGATAAAGTTTATATTGCTTTATCTTGTGATAGAAATAATAATTTCAGAAGAAAAGTATGGGATCCCTATAAAAGACATAGAGATTCTTCAGCTCATGTACCCCCTGACTGTTTGTCTTACGCTATAGAATTAGTATCTGCAACTAATTGTTTAAGATATTCTAACATAGAAGCAGACGATATCATGGGTATGATGGCTAGTAATTATGAGGCTATTGCTGTTACTATAGATAAAGACCTACGATCTGTTAGAGGATGGCATTGGAATCCTATGAAAGAAGAACAGTCTATTTTATTAGACGCTAGAACAGCGGAGTATAACTTCCATTCACAGTGGTTATCAGGAGATACAACAGACAATGTTCCAGGAATTTGGAGATGTGGACCAGCTAAAGCAGCTAAGATATTGGGGTCAACAGCTCCTGAAAATTGGACGAATGCTGTATTGGCTACCTATGAATTAGCTTTGGATGTTAATGGGTGTAATTATGGGTATGATTACGCCGTTAAGATGGCTCAATGTGTTCGTATTCTCCGTGCTGGAGAGTATGATTCTGTTTCCTCATCACCTAATTTATGGTTACCAACCCTTTAGTTGGGGCTAATAATAACTATACGAAAGTTTTTTAATGTATAACATTCCTACAACTCAATCACAAAGTCCTATAACAACATCAACCTTCCAAGAATTTATAGCTATAAGTAGATATAGTAGATGGATTTCTTCTGAGAATAGAAGAGAAACATGGGAAGAAACAGTAGATAGGTGGTGGAATTATTTCACAAACAAGTCCAGTTTATTATTAACAAGACCTGACATCAAAACTGCCATATTAAATATGGAGGTTTTACCTTCCATGAGAGGTCTTATGACAGCTGGTAAAGCGTTGGATAAAGACAACACAGCTTTGTATAACTGCGCTTATATGGATATAGATTGTGTTGATTCATTTAGTGAGTTAATGTATATCCTTATGTGCGGTACAGGGGTTGGTTACTCTGTTGAAAATAGATGTATTACAAAACTTCCATTAGTTCCAAGTAGTATATCAAAAGATTTTGATGTAGTACTAATAGTAGAGGATTCTAGGGAAGGGTGGTGTAACTCTTTAAAAGACCTTATTAACAACCTGTATAATGGGGTTCATCCTAAGTGGGATGTTTCTTTGGTTAGAGGGGCGGGAGAGAAACTCAAAACATTTGGTGGTAGAGCTAGTGGTCCTGCTCCCCTAGAAGAAGTGTTTAGATATGTTACTCAATCCTTTTATAAAGCCAAAGGAAGACACCTATCTGCTCTTGAATGCCATGATATATGCTGTAAAATAGCACAATCTGTCATTGTGGGGGGTGTACGTAGGTCTGCTATGATCTCCTTAAGCGATCTAAGTAACCGTGAGATGGCTACCTGTAAGTCAGGTGCTTGGTGGGAAGCTTCTTCTCACCGCTCATTGGCAAACAACTCAGCAATCTACGAAGATAGACCCTCAATGGGGCAGTTTATGGAAGAGTGGACAGATTTATATAACTCCCATAGTGGTGAGCGTGGTATATGTAATCGAAAAGCTATGACAGATATAGCTACTATGTCCAATAGAAATACATCATATGAGTTTGGTACTAACCCTTGTTCAGAAATAATCCTGAGACCCATGCAGTTCTGCAATCTCAGTACTGTTGTTGTTCGTAAAGAAGATACAATAGAAACATTAAATAGAAAAATTGAGCAAGCAACTATAATTGGTACAGTACAGAGTATGTTTACAAACTTTCCTTATTTACGAAAAAATTGGGAAAAAAATTGTAAGGAAGAACGTTTGTTAGGTGTTTCAATGACAGGTATATTTGATAACTCCTTAATGTCTGGTAAAGAAGGACGAGCAAAGCTTAAGTATACACTAGAAGTGTTAAAAGAAACCGCTGAGTATACCAATTTAACTTGGTCATTTAAACTAGGTATTGAGCCTAGTAAATCTATAACATGTATTAAACCAGAAGGAACAACAAGTTGTTTGGTTGATTCAGCTAGTGGTTTACATCCAAGACATTCTGAATATTACCTACGTCGTGTAAGATTAGATAAGAAAGATCCCTTGTATCCTATGTTAAAAGATCAAGGTATTGTTTGTGAGGATTGTGTTATTAATCCACTAGCAACAGCTGTATTAACGTTCCCTCAAAAAGCAACAAGTGGTTCTATTACCCAAGAAAGTTTAGGTGCATTAGAACACTTACAACTTTGGTTAGACTATCAACAGTTTTATTGTCATCATAAACCAAGTATTACTGTTTCCTATTCTGATAATGAATTTCTTGCTGTTGGTAATTGGGTTTGGGAAAACTTTGAAAAGATAAGCGGTATAGCTTTTCTACCAAAGTCAGATCATATATATGCACAAGCACCTTTTGAATCTATTGATGCACGTACATATAATCTTTTTCCTAAACCTAAAATAAACTTTAATAAGTTAGTAGAGTATGAATTAATAGATACAACAACATCAACCCACACACCCGCTTGTTCAGCTGGTGGTTGTGAGATTTTATAAACCTTTTCAAAAAGAGAATCAATCATGGCAAAGAAAACAACAACAAAAAGAACTTCAACTTACAATCCAACAATGCAAACAGCCACTAGATCTAAGCGTTATAAAACACAAAGCTCTACTGGTAGTACTGGTAACCCAGCCCCAAAAAGATAAAGAAAGGAAAAATACTATGGCAGAACGAGATCAAACAAAACCAGTATTGAATACAGAAGAAGTTTTCCCAGCAGACTTTCATAATAATCCCTTTGGCTTACCTATTATTTTACAATGGAGAGACCGTTGGAATAGGGAGAATGGACCAGACTTTGTTGGTCCTCCAGATCCAAGAAACCCTCTCTGGTGGGATTCTAAGACAAATACGTGGACAACCGAGTATGAACGGATTAGACAAATACAAGACGGAGAAAGAAAGATTTGGAGTAATGAGATGGATCAGAGACGTAGACAAGCTAATTCTCAATCTTAATATTAAAAGAAAGAAAGAAAAACTATGTCATACACACCACCTCCTATACAATATGAATTAGGAACCACTTGGGTTCCACTTTACTTAAATGGTCAAATTTTTATGGTCCCAATCCGACCTAAACCAATACAACCTCCTCCACCACCACCTAAGCCTGATCCATGGGCGATCACCCCCAGCCCCAGTAGGTACGGTCCAGACTGGGATTATTGAGTGGAAGTTTACAAAAGAAAGAAAAACAATGCAAAATAAAACAAGATTTTTTTTAAGAACTGGTAACAATTTGACTGCAACACCAACGCCTACTACCCTAAGGTCTGGAACACCAACGCCTAAGTCTACACGCAGTTGGAGTGGTGGCGAGGGACATCATTGGAGTGATCCAGAGACTGGAGAGCGAGGCGATGAAACCTTTCACGAATGGTTTCCAGATCCAGAAAATCTAGGACCTCCACGCAAGCCTGTATTACCCCAACAATTTCCACGCCTACCAGGACCCCCTATTGTATACGAACCTTATCCATATGAATGGAGTGACAATCCTTCCGTCTCTTAGAGAAGTTTACTAGCACATCAAACAACGATTATATCGTAGAATAACAAACAAAGAAATAAAATATGGAACACAACCCAAACGTTTTCGCTCAAGCTTACACACCTATGTCAATACCTTTAGCAAGAAGAATTCCTTCCCAAAATAAATATGAAACTGGTGGTCCTTTATACAACCAAAGACTACCAATTGGTAGTTACCTTAATTATGTTGCTCAAATAGAGACAACAACAATGAATAACTTTATGCTTGATAGTGTTGAAAATTCAGTATTAAGAAACAATATATTTTAAGAGAAACTAATGATACATAATTCTACAGGTAGAACAAAATTAAACTTAGGTGTAGCCGATTCAACTACTATGGATTTAAGGGGTTTAGTAAAAGAACTTTTTGCTATAGTTGATGCTCTTTCTAATCAATTAGATGATTTAACTAATAAGATTAATAATAAAGAAAAAGAAAAGCAACTTAAATGATATCAACTAGTGAAAAAATACCCTATATAGACATACAATTAATAGAGTTTTTAGAAAAAGCATACAAACAAATTCAATATGATCCTGAAATACCCACTAAAGAGTTTGTTAAGAAACTAGCTTTTAATGCGGGATGTCTTGAGGTAGTAAATAAACTACGTACTTTATATAACAAACAAAGAAAGAATTAAAAATGGGCGCACCTAAAATAGATGGTGGTATGACAGCTGCTGAAATGAAAGCAAAGACAGACGAAGAACGAGCTTATCAAAAGCAACAAGAAGAAGAACGAAGAGCTTATGCTGCTGAAGAAGAAGCTAAGAGGTTTGCTAGAGATAAGCAAGAAAGAGTTCGTCTTAAGCAAGAAGCTAATGAAGCTCAACAATTATCTACCCTTGCTGAAAACGCAGCAAACTCCGAAGCTGGCACACAAGCTACAGCTGGAGCTGGAACAATAACAGAATCTAATACAGCTGCATTAGATTTCTATGGTTCAATGTATTCAGGTATGTCTACAGAGACAAAAACAAATGTTGATACATATGTATCACCAGATGTTGCTGTTGGATCTGAAACAACCCCTACTAAAACAGAACTCCCAATGGGTGTACCTATTAACTCTACCATGATGGGTGTTATTTAATTAATAAAGTAAAACACAATGTCAAAAAAACCAACAAAAAATTTTAATTCTGTTTTAGAAACTAAAACACAAAGTACTTCGCTTATTAGTTCTACACCAGAAGAAAAATTACATGCTAGGTTTTTAAGACTAGATGGTAATCGTACATCTAAGTTAATGAGAGCTAGAAACTGTGCTTTTTTAACCATACCTAGTCTCTTACCACCTGTAGGTTGGTCAGAGCAGCAAGCTTTACCACAACCCTATTCTAGTATTGGTGCAAGAGGTGTCACATCTTTAGCAAGTAGAATGCTAAGTGCTTTACTACCAGTTAATGATACACCCTTTTTTAAATTAGCTCTTAAGTCAGGTGTAGAACCTACCCCCGAAATACAAGCATACTTAGATTTAATGACGTTTCAAGTTTATAGAAAACTAACATCAAACAACCTAAGAGAAACTGTATTTCAAGCCATACAATCTTTGATTGTTTTAGGTGATTCTCTAATTCATTTAGAAGATGACGGTCAATTCTCTACAACAAGATTAGATAACTATGTTTGTACTAGAGCTGTAGATGGTGATATTAAAGAAATTATTTATATAGAATATGAGATTGGTGAAAACAATAAGAATAATTTAACTGCCTTTAACCAAGAAAAACCTGGGTATGAAAAGTTTTATTGTCAATTAAAAAACAAAGAAACTTACTGGGAGTATAACAAAGAAACCGCATCTGGAGAGCATATTAACTCTGGTAAATACTCAGTAATACCATGTGCTATCTTACGGTGGTATGGTATTGCTGGTGAAAATTATGGTAGATCACATTGTGAGGATATCTTTAGTGACTTACAATCGTTAGATTCATACACAAAAGCTTTGTTAGATGGTATGGCAGCAGCTACAACCTTTTGGTTATGTTTAGATCCTGCGGGTATAACAGAGATTGATGATGTCTCTACCCAAGCAAACGGATCTTGGGTTCCTGCTAGAAAAGAAGATGTATATGTTTTATCTCCTAGTCAAACTATGAACCCTCAACTGCAAGCAGCTCAATTAGCTGTAGATACAATGAGAAGAGAGATAGGACAATCTTTTATGATGACAGCTTCTTCTATCCCAAGCGGTGATAGAGTTACTGCAACAGCTGTTAGAATGATTGGTTCTGAATTAGAAACAATTCTTGGTGGGGCTTTTTCAGCTATTGCTAGAGAATTAATGGAACCAATTATTAAAAGAACAATTTTCTTGATGATTGAAAACGAAGAGTTAGACCAAGAAATGCACGATCAATTCTTTGAAGAAGATGGATCACTTAGTGTAGAAGTTGTTACAGGTCTTCAAGCTTTATCAAGAGATTCTAATCTACAGAAACTTGTGCAGATGGGTGAGATGGTTAGAAACCTACCAAAAGAAGCTATAGCAACATTTAAATGGTCTGAATATTCTAAGGCTTTAATAACCTCTTTAGGTTTTGATTACAGGAATTGGATTATTACCGAAGAAGAGATTAGACAAAATGAAGAAACTAGTAGAATGGAAAAAGCACAACAAGCTCAATTAGCTGGTCAACAACAAGCGTTAAACCAAGTTATGGCATCAGCTGGTACTGCTGCTGCTACACAAGATATACAAAACAACAACGGAGAGGGTGTTGCTAATGTGTTACAGAACGCAGGAATAGATATAAACTCATTTAGAAAAAACAATTAGGAAAAATTATATGGAAAACATTTTTAAGAATAGTCAAAACAATGGAATGGTTAAAGCAAATTCTACCAGAAATTTTTTAAGTTTATTTCAAAAACAATATGAAGCTGGTTTAGGCAATCGGGGTAAACAAATACTTAATAAAGTAGTAAACAATCATAATAATAACATAGAAATAAATACTAATAAGTATCCAATGAAATCCACTCTTAGTTCTATGAGCGAAGGGGAAAGGTTTAATATTGGACCCCCACCACCCCCACAATGATAAATATACAATGAAGTTATCTAACTCTAGATAATGGAAGATTATAAAAAAAAGAAAGAAAGAATAACATGCCAGAGACTCAAGATAATAATCCAACAACCCAAAAGGCTGGATTATTAAATGAACAATCCCTTACGCAAGATCAGATTATTAATGAAAGAGAAAGGTTAGCATTTAAATCTTACGTTAAAGATCAGAATGCTGAAGTACCTTCTAATTTTAAGGATGTTGATACTTGGTTTAACGCCTTAAAAAGTGCTCAAGGAGAGTATACTAAGTCCAGACAAGAAGTATCTAATCTAAAGAACAAGTATGAACCTACAGACTCTTCACCAAGTTTTATAACAGCACCTTCTATTGTAGATACCAAAGAAAGTCCTGTAGAGTATATCGAGTTAAACAATCAAATGCGTATCCCCACAAAGGAAGTTGCTACACAAGTTCCCCAACAATCAGCTACAGCTGCTGACTGGAAAGCTTGGACTTTACAATATGCATTACACAGTACGCTAGATAAGGAAACAATTAAATCAATTCAAGATAAAACTAACTTACCTGAAAGTATTATTAATGAATACATGACAGGTCAGAAAGCAAAGATTGATATAGCTTATTCTAAAGCTTCAGATTTAATTGGCGGTAAAGAAAAGATGGATAAGATTTTTAAGTGGGCTTCTCAAACGTTACCCCAAGTTGAGCAAGATAATATCAATGCTACTTTAGCAACCCCAAGTTGGGAAATTGCTTTACTTGGTTTAACCGCTAAGTATGACAAAAACAACTTTAGTAGGGTAACAGAAGAACCTAAACAATCTAATCCACTTACTAGAGTTTCTGTACAAGAAACAATAAGTCCTCAAAAAGGATATATGTCTAGGCGTGAGTTTGGGGTTGATAGAAACAACCCAAGATATGGAAGTGATCCAGCATTCAGAGGTTATGTAGAATCTAGAATGTTGCTCACTGATTTTAATACAATCGGTTCTTAATATTTTGTTTGTTTATAAAACCCTCATTTATGACAATGGTTGATAAACAATAAATTACAAGACGGTATTATAGTTTTCAATCGTGTTTTATTATTTTTTATTTACAAACAAATTTTAGGAGTTTTTATTATGGCTTTCGCAAGTGCAAATATTGCAAATACAGATTTTTCTTTACCACGTACAGCAGCAGGAGATGCAACATCAGGAGGAGTAGCTGGATTAAATAAGCTATGGCTTCCTTTGTGGAGTGGGGAGGTTTTAAATGCGTATGATCAATACAACATTTTTGAACATCTCATTACATACCGTCCTCTAATGGGTGGTTTTAGTTACGAATTCCCTGTCACAGGAACTGTTTCTCTTCTTGCATCATGGGATGCTGGAGTTGAATTAGGTGGAGCTAGTGGTACACCATCAGCAACTACAACCTTTAAGGTTAACCTTGACAAGAGACCTATGGCAGCTCACTTTGAAACAGATAACATTGACGCTCTTATTACTCAATGGGATTATCGTTCAGAGCTTGCTCGTCAAGCAGGATTAACATTGGCAAGTAATAGAGATAAGCAAATTATTTCTTCTCTTATTGCTGCTTGTGTTGTACCATCTTTAGCTAATGATCCTAGAGCTGTTACAGGTACTACTATTTTTATGCCAGCTCCTTCTGTTGTTAATGGTGTAGCTTTTGGTGGTGGTGCTGTTGCTACAACTATTGCTGCTGGTGTTACTGTTGCTGGTGCTTTACCAAATGAAGCGACAGAACAAGTTGGATTAAACATTCTAGCATCTATTGAAAATTATTTAGTTGAAATGCAACAAAATGATTATCCAGTTGGTATGGTTATTTGTGCAGTTAATCCAAAGGTGTTTCAAATTATCCGTGCATTAGGTATTCCTAGATCTACATCTGATCTTGGTACTAGAATCCCAATGTTTGGTGCTAGTGATATCTATGGTGGTAATGGTGTTCCTATGGCTTATGGCGCAAATGCTTTAACGGATTCTTTAGACTATATGTCTGTAAAGATTGTTAAGACAAACCATTTCCCAAAGACACAATTATCCATTGGTTCTTCAAAGTATAACCTTAATTGTTCTTTGTTTGATATCTATGGTTTAATTTTCCAACCTGAGTGTGTTGCTGGTTTAGCTCTTCAGGGTTTGAAGGTAGATTCTGTTCAGGACATTCGACGTAACACACAGTTTACTGTGGCAAGTATGTTGATGGGTACTGGTGTATTGCGCCCAGAATTATGTAAAATTTTGGTTGGTCCATTAGGAGGAGCTAGTGCTATTTCAGCAGATACTACTACTAATACTAGAGCTAAGTTGTTTACGTTCTTAGACACTACATCTGGTAATCTTACTACTGGATTTGGTGCAGAGTATAAGGTTACTGGTTCATAATTTTAGTATAGCGTTATAAAAATAAGCCCCCAAGAGTTAAACTCTTGGGGGCTTATTATAACTTAACAAAGAAAGAAAAATTTATCATGGCTGCCCCAAAACCAACAGCATCCCCATCCCCAACCTTTAGTCGTAAGCCTAAACCATTTACCCCATTTGGTCCTTGGTTACAAGGACCACCATTTGATTTTGAGACGTTAGGTCCAGGTACTATGGCTGGAGATATTTTGTCAAATCGTACTCCTAGAGGAAGAACTCCTAGAGTAGTACCTAAGCCACCACAACCTGGTTGGCTTGATCCTTTATTGTTAATGATACCTGATTGGGCATTACCGTCCCGTGATGGGTGGTATGGTAGACTGTACGGTTAAATATTACTAGTACTAATAGTAAAGCGTTATAAAAATAAGCCCCCAAGAGTTTAACTCTTGGGGGCTTATTATAGCTTAACAAAGAAAGAAAAATTTATTATGACATCAAAACGACAAGAAGAGCTTCCTTTAAGTATTCCAGAGATACGAGCGAGAGGCGATGAGCATATCCCCCCACCACCACCAAAGCCAAATCAGCCTGGATTCTTTGATCCCTTTTTACTTGCTATACCTGACTGGATGTTACCATCCCGTGATGGGTGGTATGGTAGACTGTATGGTTAAGAAAGAAAAACATGACAACACCTATTATTAAAAAGTTAGAAGATACATATAATATTAAAAGACAAGCGTTAGAACAACAATTCTTACGTGGACTTATTCCCTCTTCTTTTTTATCAAACTCACCTTTGATAGCCCGTGAACTCCCAGATTCAAGTAATCCTGAGAGATCTCAAGAAGTTATACAAATGTATTCAACTTATTTAGACACAGTTGCTCAACAACTAACCATGTCTGAAGTAATGCAAGATCCTTCTGTTACCAGAAAGATCTAATATAATCTTAGTAAGTATACAGCACAATAATCCCCATAAGTCGTAGTACTTATGGGGATTTTTTTTATTTTAAGAAAGAAAAAAATGTTCGACAAATCACAACAATTAAAAAACCAACTTCAACAAATCCAACAGAGCAGACTAATGGGACGATCAGCACAAAATCCACTAGCTATGGGTCTTAGTAAAGTTATGCAAGGAACTTCTTTAAACATATCAGATTTAAAAACAAATAGAAAACAAGCATCTAAAACCTATTCAATACCTTCTGTTGGTGGTGGTGGTAAAGGAAAATGAATACTAATGATGGTTTAACTCCTGGTATTATAGCTATGGCTGAGAGATTAATGTCTCTTAGACATAGTAATATGAACGAGTTAACAACTTCAATATCAATAAATGAGGTAGACCCTCCAGCCCACGATGGAACTACTGGTGGTCCTTTATACCCAGGCGTTGAGACAAATAAAGAAAGAAATCTTTCAGATAATACTACAACAAAAACAGAACAAGACAAGCCTTCGTGGGATGGTAAGTGTCATAATACACCAAGGGACTGTATGATAGCCCTTGGTTTAATATCTTGTGATGACGTAAAGGGAACTACATAATGGGTATTATATCTAAATTAAATGTTGTAAACCAGATGTTACTTAGTTCTGGTGAGAACCTTGTGTCTGATTTATTAAACACAAGTGGTATTGATACAGCTATGGCTGAGGTTATATTAGAACAAGCCTCCCTTGATTTTCAAATGAGAGGATTGGCTAATAATAAGTTTTTACGTAAAATGGTTACACAGGCAAACACTAATTACTTAGTACTACCAACACCAGATTCTGATGAAGAAGGCGTTATTTCAGCTGATTTAATATCAGATCACCTAGCTTTAAATGGTGTTGATAGAGTAAACACTAGGTTACAATCTATAGGTGGTCCTCTTCGTCTATGGAATACAACAGATGATACCGATGTTTTTATAAGTGGTGTTACTTATTATGTAGAAATTGTTTCAAAGTTAGTTTGGGAAAATCTAGACACACCATCTCAAAGAGCTATACAAGCTACAGCAGTTAGAAACTACCAAGTTTTAACACAGGGTGATGAAGTTACTGATATGTTCTTAAGTAATCAAGAAACTATATTCAACGCTAGAGGTAGAGCTGCTGATATAAACGATAAAGATAGAAATATTTTCTCATCTGGTGATGCTCAGCAACGACAAAGAAACATATATAATTACGATCCTTCCCGTATTCGTTTTTGGACACAGATATAAAAGGAAAAATACATTGGCAAAATTACGTAAAAAAGCTTTACAAAGGTCTCTCCAAAGTACAAAAGTAGCTATACCAAACTTACTAAGTGTTGGAAAGCAACCCCCAAATAAGAGACAGTCTTATGAAGCTGAAGTATTAACCAATGTAATTATTTCCCTTGAAAAAAACTTTGAAAAAAGATCTGGTTTTTCTATTGTAAATCAATTTAATGATAACACAGCAGTTGTTAATGGTGAGATTACTCCTTCAACACAAGGTTATAATAATTCAGATGATTTTCAAAGACCTGAGTTATATTTTTTATCTTCTAATGGAGATAATGAAACTCCCGATGAAAAAGATTATTGGTATTATTGGTATAATATAAATGAAGATAATAGGTATTTAATAACTATTGATCCAAGTGCTGTAAATGAAGGAGAGCCTTTGTTTTTTATTGTGTTGATTAGGAAAGATGGTTCTTGGGAAGATAAAACTTCTAAAACACAATGGGATAAAACAGTAGCCTTAAATAATTCATATGTGGTAGACTATGCATCTGACAACAATATATCGGTTCAAGATGCTGCTGATTTAGGAACTTTGTCTACTGTCTCTAGATCATATTTAACATTCAACCCAGACAACAATAAATCTTCTACCTTTTTAAAAGCATCAGCTTTAGGTTCAACTTTAATCATACTAAACAAAAATGTATATGCTGGTTTTTCTAGTGATAAAGAAGGCTATACCTTTGGGTTAGATGGTGAAGTTACAGGAACTGTTGATGTTGCTGGTAAGCGATTAACATATTGGTCTAGCTCTGCGGTATCAAAAAAGTATGGTCTCGGTCCTGACGGAACAGCAGGATCCCCTCCTGGTTCTGGCGATGATACCTTTATAGGTTATGTTAATGATGTTTCTGGTGATCTAATCCCCGTCCAAGATTTTATCTATTTTGATAGTACATATCCTTATTTAGGTCAGTCTGTTAACGATGCTAGCATTATTCAATTACCACCACAAATAGGTAATTGGATTGCTAGTAATGGAAATGGTGGAGATTTTGATGCACGGGAAATGTTAAAGTTATTATATGATTCAAATCATCCGCATAAAAATTATGTAGCTGGAAGAGGTAAGATTTTTTATGCTAAAAATTCATTTTTAAATTTAAACGAAGGTTATTATAGGATATTATCATTTCAAGAAAACCAAACTACTACACAAAGCGGTTCAACTTTTTATGGTAAAGGAAGACCATATTTACAAAAAATTAGAACACCAATTGAACATTCCTATATAGACCCTAAGAGAATGCCACAAAGACTTTCTTTTAACTTAAGTAACCCTGATAACATATGTGAAGTAGAGCCTATTAACTGGACACCTAGGACAAGCGGAGATAACATAACAAATCCTGGACCTAGTTTATTTAAAAATTTTGATGGTACTGTATTAAAACAATCTAAAATAAACACAGTATCGGTTTTTAAAGATAGGTTATTTTTTGCGGGTGCAGATATTGTTTTTAGTTCTCAACTAGGTGCTTATGAAAGTTTGTTTATAGAAAACCCTACTAACATCACAGAAAAAGATCCTATTGATGTTAGAGCATCGTCTAATACCTTTGCTGAAATTACCAGTATGACTCCATTTGAAGAGTACTTGTTTATTGATAGTAAAGCTAACATGCAATTTATATTACAAAGCGGATCTACTAGTAGTGTTATTTCTCCTCTAAGTGTAGCTATTGATCCTATTACTTTTTACTCAACAGCTCCTATAGTTGAACCAGTTCTTGTAGGGTCTCAGTTATTTTTCTTGGATAAAGAAAGAATATATTTATACACAGGAAAAGATAGAGCTGGTTTAGCAAAAGCAGTTGAGTTATCTTTATCAGTAACTGGCTATCTACCTTCTAAATTTAGAACTATAACAACAGCACCAGCTCAAGATTCTATTATTATGGTAGGAGAAGATACCCCTAACAAACTATTTTTATATACCATAAGATTTTCTGGTGAACGTTTAATACAAAGTTCTTTTTATGATTATGATATTCAAACAGAAACAACAGGTGGGTGTTCAATAGAAGCTGTTCAAGTATATAACGATCATTTATATATCATATGTAAAGTTAGGCAGTATGCTAATAATGCGTTTGAAAACAAAAGATTTGTAATGCGTTGTTTATTAAGGTCTGAAGATACTTTTGAAAACAATGTTATTACTGTTACACCTAGATTAGATTTTAGATATGCATTATCTCCAAATCCTGATTGGGATACGGAAGATGGTCCTAATTATTCTTGTGCGTTTGACGCTGAAACAAACATAACTACTTTTAGAATACCAAACAGTATACCTGTAAATTATTCAAATTTAAAAATATATACACCCATAGGTTATTTAAATACTGAGAGTGTTGATAAAGGTGGTTTAGTTATTACACCACTTACATGTACATCAGAACAAGGTCAAGAAGGGTATTACTTAATTACTGCCTTAGGTAATTTAGAAAATACAGTTTTTGAAGGAAACCCATCTAACGAAATTATTTATTTTGGGATTACCTATGAAATGAATGTTCAGTTATCCCCTGTTTTTTATAGGGATTTAGATAATAAAATTTTACAAGGTAGTTTTAATTTAAGAACTGGTATAGCTTCACACGCTTACTCAGGTCAATATACCATTGAAGCTAGTACTAGAGGAAGAGATCCTTTAGTATCTGTTTTTAATCCAGATACTTTTTATCAAGACCTTCCTTTATTAGGAATCTCTTCTTTTGGTACTGTTAATTTTAGAGTGTTTGGTTTTAGTACACTAACATCTATATCGTTTAAATCAAATAATATTTCCCCTGTAAACATAACAAACATAGAACTTAAGGGTAAGTTTAATAAAAAATATTCCCTTATTTCTTCTTAAGAAAGTATCCTTTAATGACCTTTAATAATTTAGAAAATGTAATTACCAATATGTTATTTGTTAATTTAGAAGTTGGTAATTTTATGGGAATGACGGATAGTAATGGCTTATCGGGATATTACACCGTAGCCGATGAAAACCCTGTATTCTCTTACAACGATATAAATCTTATTACTTCATCTGGTCTTTTAGATTCAGATCAACTAGAAATAAGTTATTTGTTTACAGGTTTAAACGCAAAGAAACAAGAATTAGAAAGTATTTTTATTCTCCCTAAGTCAGTAAACAATGAACCTATATATGAAGTAGATTCAAATACAAAACGAATAACAATACGATTAGATAATTTTGGTGAACTTCCTACAGTTACTTTAGAATCAGGAGAAATTACCATACCAGATGTAATTGAATCTAATAATAAATTTAGTGGGATTCGTATTAGACGTAAAACATATAGTGCAGCTAAGTTTGTAGAGTTTCAATCTGGTAGTAGATTAAGTCCTGCAAGTTTAAATCTTCAAGCAGATCAATTATTATATCTACTACAAGAGTTAAATGGAAATATCATAGGTGAGTATGTTAGAGTAAGTGATAGCCAAGCTTCAGATGGGTTTGTTTCTTTAGATACAGATCAAACAATAACAGGAGAAAAAACATTTGCTAACAGCGAAACATTTTTTGAGGCTGGTGTAGTTTGCAGTGGTGGTTTAGAGACTGACACTTTATCTGCAACTGGCTCTTTATCTGTTACTGGAGTTTCTAATTTAGTTGGAAATGTTACTTGTGTAGATGGATTAGAAGTAACAGGATCTCTTGTTGAGATAGATACAGATAATGTTGATATTACCAGTGCTGTAGGTATCATAGGTACTTTGTCTCTTAACGGAGAAAACATACAAACATCTCTTGATAATGCTGCCAATGAAATAGGAACTGGTTTAATAGGTGATGGTTCAACACACGATCCTAATGATAACTTAGCAGCTGGTAATAAAGATCATCCTTATATCAGAGCTACTAGCGATGTAAGTTATGGGTACGGAACACCTAAACCAATGAACATGGAACTACATCCCTTTGGAGATCCATCAGCACCTTTCTATAACAAAATTACTCAATATGGTGGTGGTAATACCTGTCTTGGTTGGTTTTGTGGAGCTAATGGTGCTAATCCGTTTGGTATTAATCTTGAGAGCCAAGAGTTTACAGATTTTCAATTAGCACATTTAACAGTAGATGCAGGAGGACAAGCTGTAGGTGATCAAGAATATATAGATTTTTGTAATTCATTTGGTTTATTATTAGATGAGGATGGAGTAATTATTGAGCCAACTGGTTTTGGTTTTGTTGGTTGTACACTTTTAGGTAGTCAATGTTTTACAGAAATAAGAGATACATTTCCCTTCAGACAAAAGCATTACAGTGGTGGTCTTCTTGATGTAGCTATTGGAGCTTGTACAGGGGTTGGTATATCTAACACAGCTTCGTCTGTTTTAGTTGGTGCGTTTGCTGGATCAGTTGATTATGCAGATACTTGGGCGGGTACTAATCTTTTTGGTAGGAGTGATAGTGTTTTTATTGGTGCGTTTGCTGGAACCAATTCTTGTTCACAACTTGGTGTAGATAACCCATCTGAGTATGGCAGCCATAATATTGGTATTGGTTCTTCTAGTGGAGCTTATATCAGACAGGGTTATCAAAATGTATGTATAGGCTCTAGTTGTTTATCTGGTATAGTCCAACAAGGTTCTGCATATGATTTATTAAACACCGCAGTTTTACCTGTGAATAATACAGCTGTTGGTTTTCAAGCTTTAGGTTCTAGTGTGGGTGTAAATAATACATCTATAGGGTCTATGTCTTTAAATGAATGTAATTTTGGAGATAATAATACAGCCATTGGTTTTAGTGCTCTTCAATCGTTAGGCTCTCTTACCGAAGGTACTAAAGCAAACACATCTTCTAATACAGTTATAGGAAGTTACGCTGGTTCTACTTTAGGAACAGCAGCAAGTAAAAATACCATCATAGGAGCAGACGCTTGTAAGTTACAGTTATCGGGTAGTTTTAATACTGTAATTGGTATGGAAGCGTATTCTGCTGCTACGGGTAGTGGAAGCAACAATACAGCAGTTGGTTATCAATCTTTAATTGCTGTAACAACTACAGCAAGTAGTAATACAGGTGTTGGTTTTAAAAGTTTACGAAACGTTACTACTGGTGGAAGCAATACATCTATTGGTTATCAAAGCGGGGGTTATCTTACATCAGGAAGTAACAATACATGTATTGGGAATGGTTCTGATACCTTAGCTATAACCACATCTAATTCAATAACACTAGGTAATAGTGCTATAACAACGTTACGTTGTAATACCCAAGTAATACTTTCTCTTTCTGATAGAAGAGATAAGAAAGATATTATAGACATTCCTATTGGTTTAAGTTTTATAAATGAATTAAAACCAGTTGCTTTTGCATGGAATCAACGAGATGGAAATAGAGTTGGTCCAAGCGAGTTTGGTTTTATTGCACAAGATTTAATACAAGCTCAGGAAACAATAGGAACAGTAGTTCCTGGACTTGTTTCTTCTGAGAATCCAGATAAACTTGAAGCTGGGTATGGGTATCTTTTACCTATTATTGTTAAAGCTATTCAAGAACTATCAATTAGAGTAACAACTTTAGAAAGTAAAATACAATGACATCTTCACAAGAAAAAAAGCCGTTCTCTCCATCTATAGTTTTGCAATGGTTACAACTGTTTGTATTAACAATAGGTGTAGCTGGTTTCTTTACTGTATTAGGTAGTAAGAATGAAGCCATAAACAGAACAACAGCAGACCTTAGTGAACTAAAAAACATTGTACAAGATCTTGTTAAAAGTCAGATTACATTTGCTGTGAATGATGGGAGACACCAAGAAATGTTAGATGATCTTCGTATAAGAGTATTTGATTTAGAGAAAAGGAGTATGAAATAATGCCATTAGAGTTAATTAGTTTGTTAGGTGGTGGTTTAGCTGGGTTTGTATTTAGATACCTTGCCCAGAAATCACAAGATCAAAAAGAATTGTTTGAGCGAATGATCTCTGCAAATAAACAAACAACAGACAATCAAGACAAAGCTGTTGCTAGAGTTTCTATAGATGCGGGTAAAGCTGTAAGACAAATTATTGTCTTGACTGTGTTGTTTGGTACGCTAGTTGCTCCATTCATATTACCGTTCTTTGGAGTACCTACGTTTGTTGAGGTTGATACAATTAATCCAGAAAGTATGTTTGGTCTTATTCCAGAATATACCCGTAAGGTTTTTGTTGAAATTAATGGGTTTTTATACACATCTGAAAATCGTCAAATCTTAGTATCCCTAGTAGGTTTCTACTTTGGAACCGCAGCAGCAGGAAATAAATCATGAAATATCTATTACCCCTTTTATTCCTTATAGGTTGTTCAACTGTTCCTGTAGTTGTATCAGATACAACAAGACCATCAGTAATGGAAGAAACAATTAAACATGGTATAGTAAACTCAGTTGACCCCAGTTATCTGTGGGTGTTATGGTATATCCCTATTGTTGTTGTTGTTCTTAGTTGGGCATGGAAAACATTCTTTAGAAAGAGTACACAATGAATAGCAAAGAGTTAGTTAATAGACTTTATACAGAGCTACTAAGCACCCTATTAGGCGATCTGAGCGATAGTTCAAAATGTGGTCCTGGGTTATACCAAGTTGTCCGAGGCGTTATACAAGACAACAGAGAGCTGTTAGACATGATTCCATCTGATTCTGTATCCACACTACAAGCTAAGATGTCTTCAATGTCTCCTTTTAAATTTGGTGGTGTATGATTATTCCACCAGAAGTGTTATCGGACTTCAGGAATCACCTTTATTTTTGTTTTAAATACCTTGGGTTAGGTAACCCAACACCAAAGCAATATGCAATGGCTGAACTCCTACAGAACGGACCAAATGATTTTCTCCTACAAGCTGGTAGAGGGGATGGTAAGTCTGTCATAAATGCTTGTTTTGTATCGTGGTGTTTGCTACTAGATCCTAATAAAACCCAACTAATATTATCAGCCACAGGTGATAGAGCTATAAAGTTTGTTTCTCAAGTAAGACAAACCTTGTCTTTAGTACCATATATGATACACTTACAACCACAAGAGTTTGAGAAAGACTCTGCGTTTGGTTTTAATGTACATGGTAAAACTAAGATAGGACAAGATCTTTCTGTTTCTGCTAAAGGAATTACAAGTCAAATCACAGGATCACATGCTGATTGTATCCTCTGTGATGATATTGAAATCCCAGAAAACTCGGATACACCATCATCAAGAGAAAAACTTTGGGAGCGTTGTATGGAATTAGAAAACGTAAGGAATAAAGTTGAGGGTGGTAGCATACGTTTTCTTGGTACACCACAAACAAAAGATTCTGTTTATAATAGACTATTAAATATATACCCTGTGTTTAGGTTTCCAGCTGTTATGCCTGATATAACAATACCATCTGAGTGTGAAAACGTTTCAGAGTATATCTTAAAACTACAACTAGAACCTGGTATGTCTACCCAACCAGAAAGATTTTCTGAAGAAGTAATGTGTAGCATAGAAGCTAAAATAGGACCTAGTTTATTTGCGTTACATTATAAACTAGATACCAGTAACTCAGACTCTAAAAAATTTCCATTGCATTTATCTGACTTAATAGTATTTGATGTTGATAATAAATACTTCCCTAATAAAGTTGTGTGGTCTAATGCAAACCAAAATAAAAGAGTTCCTGTGTTTGGTATGAGAGGAGATTTAGTATATGAGCCTATGTGGGCTTCTACTGAATATATTCCCTTCCTTGAAACAGTTATGTTTATAGATCCATCGGGGCGTGGTACAGACGAAACAGCTATCTGTGTTGGTAGTTTTGCAAATGGTTATATTATCATACATGAGTTGTTTGGTATGGTTGGTGGGTATGATAACGAAACACTTTTAAAAATATGTAAAACAGTAAACGCTTATAACGTAAAGAAAATTAGGTTTGAATCTAATTATGGTGATGGTATGTTTGGTCAAATCTTAAGACCTATTGTTTCAAATAATTGTGGTCAGGTTGCTCTTGAAGAATATAAGGTTAGTGGAAACAAAGAACAAAGATTAATCTCAACACTAGAGCCAGTTTTTGCTCAACATAGATTAGTGTTTGATACTCGTTGTATACGAGATAAAGAAACTCAAATACAAATTACAAGGTTAACAGACAAACGAGGTTGTTTAGCTAAGGATGATCGTGTGGATGTTTTAGCTGCTGCTGTTTCTTATTGGGCAAAGGGTATGAGTATTGATCCTGATGTCCAAATAAAAAACAACAAAGCAAGAAAAGATTTAGAAAATCATTTAGCTTGGCTTGGAAACAAAAGATCTTTACATTTACTAGGTCCTCTTGTGTCTGGTGCTTGTAGAACGGAAGCTATATTTCCTCTAGAAGATCCTATAAAACAGAAAAAAAGAGGGTATGGTATTTCAGTATTAAATAAAAACAGGTATAGAAAATGAATATTGTTACTGGCTTAGGTCCTAGAACAGGTACATCTTTTGTTATGCAATCTTTAGTTAATGCTGGATTGCCTGTTATGGGACATAAGTTTATACAAGATTTATTAATACCAGAGCATAACCCCTTGGGTTATTATGAGATAGACCCAAGAGAAGATTTTATTGATAACGGTAATTTTATAGTTAAACTATGGAGTCATCAGTTATCTTGTGTTGATTTTTCTAAGGTATTTAAAATTGTTGTTTTAGAAAGACGAGATAAAGAATCCCAAAAACAAAGTATGTTGAAGGTTTTAAAAGACGAACTTAGTTTACCTATGTATTTAAATCTTTCTAACTCTGATTCTTTTTCTGATAATAATATAAGTAACACAATTGATAGTCTTGTAGATGAATATACTAGTAGTGTTAATGAACTACTTTGTTCACATAAGGATGTATTAAGAGTTTACACAGAAGATTTAAATAAAGATATTAACAAAATTATAGATTTTATAAAGGAGTTTTAATAATGGGTGTAGCAATTGCAATGGGTGGAATGGCTTTGGCTGGGGGAATTGCAGGAGCATTTGGTGCTTCTTCCGCAGCTTCAGCTCAAGCAGCAGCAGCTAAGATAGCACAAGACAATGCTAATTTTAGAGCGCAGTGGCAAACAGATGCAAACAATAGACAGATAATGAGAAACTTTCAAGCAAGACTTGAAAGAAATACTGGTATAGAAAGATCAGCTAATAAAGAAAGAGTCATAGCGGAGAATTTTTTAGATGTTGATTTCCAGAATAAGAAAGGAACTCTATCTAAAGAATCTGCTACTGTAAACGCAGCCTTTCTTTCTACTCTAAATGTTAGACATCTATCTAATACATCAGGTACAGCTAGAGCTATCCTTCGTCAAAACCTCTCATCTATGCAGAGTAATATGATAGCTTTAAAAACAAACTACACATCATCTTTACGTGATGTAGAAACAAACTATAACAATAGATTACAAGGTAGGGATTTTAACTTCCAAGAACAAACTATGTTTATACCTTCTATGGGAGGTATTGCTGATACCTCTGGATCAGCTTTAACATCTGGATTAATTCAAGCTGGTATTTCTGGCGCAAGTGCTGGGTATGCTGGTCAACTTCAATATGGTGCAGAAGGAACGTGGTTACATTGATTAAAAACAAATCATATTTAGCGTTAGAAAAATTAGTTTTAAAAACAAAGTCAGACCCAATTAAGCTTAAGGAACAGGAATCATTAGATCCTGAAACAATAAGCAAGGCGTTTAATAAAGACGCAACAAGCAAATTAGAAAACATAACAAGTGTTAGTAAAGGAATGTATCCTAAAAATAAAAACGATAGGTTTGCTTATTGGAAAAAGCAAGTTGATGTACAAAGTTTACCTGATAGTGTTAAAGAACTTTATTGGGAAGAGTATGAAAAGATGCATCCAGATGGTAAAGTTGGGGCTAAAAGAGATTTCGTAGATTTACCTCTAAAAGAAATGTCGTATATAACTAGTAAATCAGAACAAGAGTTTTTTTTACGTGAGAAATTATCTGTTGTTCCTGCTTGGGCTAAACAAGAGCTTAATAATATACTTGCTCAGTTATCAACAACAGTTGCTAATAGTAATTATAGTAAAGCTCAAAAAGTATATACACAAAATTTAGATGATCGTATGTCTACCTTTATGTTAAAGTCTAAGTTAGACCCAGATATTCCTGTAGATTCCCATGTGAATGATGTTATGAAATTAGAACAATTAAATCTTATGGATATATCCAAAGTTGAGAATGGTAGGGTTGGTGTTTATACTTATGAAAACAAGTTTATACCGTCTGTTAATATTACTAATAGACAAGACGTGTATAACCAAGAAGATTTCTCAGCCCCCTCTTTAGAAGAACAATCCTTGGTTAGGAAACTTGCTCCACCTATTATTCTAAAATCAATAGAAGGTAATTTAATTTCAAGTCGAAACAAAATTAGAAGCCAAGAACAAACAGGAGAATCCATAGCTGAGGATTTATTATTAAAGGGTGATTTTGTTATGGATGATTGGAACACAGCCTTTGCTATGTCTCCTACAAAAACACTTACTGAAAACATAGCAAACGGTATTCGTGGAGAAATGAAAGCTGGTCGTGTAAAAACAGATAAACAATTAGCACAAACAATATATAAAGCTATTGTTCAATATAAAGATATTTTACCAGAAAGTAAATAAATTGAGTTTAATTAAACCTAGTATACAAACAGTCTTTGAAGAACCCCGTAGAATTACTTTTGAAGAACCAGAAAACACGGGTGTATACCGAGAAGGAGAAGTTACTTTTGGTAATCAGTTAGTTGGTATTGATCCTGGTATTGCTTGGGGTGCTTTAGGTGAAAGCTTTTTTAAGAATGCTCAGCAAATATATGGTATGGTTTTAGAAGATAACATAACAGGACAAGCATCAGCTTTAGATTTATTAGGTAAAACTAATACAGAAAAAGTTGAAACTTTAAATATACATGGTCAGTCTCTCTTACTTGAGGCTAGAGAGACTGGTGATTTTACTAAGTTTAACCTATACGAAAAAACTTTACCAATAGAATATAGAAAGATTCAAGATGATTTAGTTGAAAAATCTCAAGGTATTGTTGGTAAAGATTATTACAATAAAATTACTACAACAGATGCTGACATTAGTAAAGAATCTCCTTTATGGAGAAAGGTTTCTATGCAAGCTAGGTTATCTAGTTTAGAACTTGATAACACAATTTCTAATAAAAGTTATCAGTTAATAAACAATGCTTATGAAATGAGAAAACAAGTTGCAGCAGCTGCAAAACTAAACAACAATTCTCTTATGGTTGATCCAATGTCGGGTGTTGTTTTTAATAAAGAAATGTCAGAGAAACAGATGAATGCTGTTCCTAACAAACCTTATTTATCTGGTTTATTCTCTGTTAAGGGTCTTCTTGGAGATGATGTAGCTTCTGTGGATGATAAAGGAAATCAATTATTAACACCTGAAGGTAAGATAAACAAAGATTTTAATATGGATTATGCTAGTAATACTGTGATAAGAACAGTAGCTCAACTTGATTTAAAGTATTCTATATCACCTAATGGTAAAATATTAACACCAAACACAACAAAACTATTCAAACGTGTGTTAGATAACGAAGCATCTAGATCTGAAGTAGTATATGCAACTCAACTTTTACAAAACATGCCACCAGAAACAGCTCAGGTGTTTGCTTCAACAACTGGTCTAAACGCAGCTGAGGTTGCTAAGTTATCTCAATGGGCATTCTCAGCTCAGTACAGTCTACCTGAAGCTGGTATACAAAAAGTGTTAGAGAATACCAGAAGCCCGTATAATGAACAAAATGTAAAGGTTGTTGATAGTATTGGCAAGACACAATTATCCTATCGACCAGAAGGATATAGTACATTTGACCCCACAAACATATCTTTAGAATTACCAGCACTAAACAAACCTGAATACATACTAGCTATAAACACTATGTCTAAGGTTTTAAAAAATAGAAATCTATTAAACAACCTAACAACATTTGATATTGATGCAAACTTTCAAGATTCAAATGTAGAAGATGGTACACTCCAATCTTTTGTTAATTACAACCCAGCTTTTAAACCTTTGATGGTAGTTGTATTAAATGCTATGACTTCTTCTGATGTTATTAATAGACCAACTAATGAAGATAGTTTTACTAAGGAAGATAAAAACAAAGCTATTACAGATTTAGTAACTCAAACTTTAGAAGCTCATCTAGAGAGAAGCGGTGTTATAAATATTGATGGTGTTATACATGTTTCTCCTTCTATGAATAATCTTTCACGACTTTCTTCTCCTATAATTTCACAGCTAAATAAATTTGCTCAAGGTACTGTAGAAGAAAGAGATAGCCTTAAAACAAAATTAACAAAAGATCCAACAAAGCTGATTGGTATTGCTACACTAAGAGGTAACTTCCAATCTGGTATTGTTGAGGGTGATAGTGAAAACACTGTATTTGAAAAATATAAAACATTAGCTGATAATTTTAATGGATCGCCAGTTGATCTTGAAATTTTTAGGGCTTATATTGATTCTCATGGCTCTGTTTCTACAGATAAACAAGGAGTTAAAGTTAGTACACCAATACCAGATGCATCTATTTTACGCTTTGTAGTTGCTATGAACCCACAAATCCAAGAACATTATTTTCCAGCTGCTAGAAGAGTGTTTAAAGACACCCCTAGAATTAAATTAGAAAGAGCAATAGCTATTTATAATGATATACCAGAAGCTACTGGTTGGACTTGGGATTATGATACTACAGATTACGATATGATATCATCTAATAATGGAGGAGTTCCTCTTGTTCTTATAGAAATTCCTTCTAATACTAAAGGTAACTTAATGAACATACCTACAGCAAGAGGTATTCAAGGTGGGTTTGTTAGTACAAGTAACAGATCAATTAAAAATGGTTACAAAGCAATTAACAAAGAAGGACAAGCTGCTTTAGTTGTAGGTAGAAACACAATAGCTAGATCGTCAGGAACAAGTGTAGATGGTTTAAATGATAGTATCCAAGTTTTTATAGAAGCACAGCTTAAAGATACATTAAGAAACTATCACTCTAGTACTACTGTTTTAAAAAATGATTCATTTCCTAGGCGAGATAAAAACATAAATATAGATAACTTACTAGATCAAGTACCATCTAAATCTTTTGAGTTATATAATAACTGGAAGCCAATAGAAAACGATACTGCAATATCTAACCTACCTGGTTTTATAAGAGCATTACAACTTAACTCTACAGCAATTAATGAAACAGTAAGATATGCATTACCCCTTAGAAACATTATAGAAAATCTAGGACCTATTGAAAAAACACCAACTGATAAAAAACAAAAAGAAGGTGAGTTGTTTTCTAGGGATAATCTTTCTATTATTTTTAAACATGGAGAAAAAAATGGATATACTAACCTATCACAATACTTAGCTTTGATGGATTCTATATCAACAGTTGCAAGTAATAATAAAGCTTTTGAAGAAAACTACGATCTCGCTTCTTATAAGGAATCTGTGAACGAGATTTCGTTTGGAACTACTGTACGAAAGGTAGAAGATAACGAGAAACAAGCACTAGAAGAGTGGAAAGCTAGCCCTAAAAAATTTATGGATGTTAAAAAGTTTAGAGATGCTGTTGCTAAGAATGGAGATTTAGTTACTACTTCAGAAGCACAGCCTAAGAAACCAGACATGCTTTACACAGGACCTAAGGCTGGTTTAATCTTATGGAAGCCAGGTTCACCTGAGTTTACTAGAGTTATTAACGAGCTGTTAACTGATAACGATTTGCTTGTTTATAAAGAAAAAACTTCAGATAAATACTATGCTTTTCCCCGTGACTCTAAAGCAGTTGATCTAAATAAATTTACTGTCGTTGATCCATCTCAAACAATTGAGTATTTTTCTACACAAGATAAACCTTTCTATAGAGAAAACACATCAAGTTCTTTAATTACAAACCCTCTTAGTAAGAGAAAACAATTAGCAGATGTTGTTATAGACTTAGAAAGAAACAGTACCCGTGGGGATGAAGGGGTCTCAGGCTTTGAGTCATTCAACCAAAAGATTGGTTTTAATAACGTTGGTGTAAAAAACTCTTTAGATATAAATGGCAAAAGAACAGATGAAGAATTTTTATCTACTAAAGTAATTGAAACTTTAAAGATGGTAGAAAAATCAGGTATTAAAAACGGAGCTAGTAATATTGGTAAAACACCAGAACAAATAGCGTCCGATAAAACTTGGAGTTTATTAACAGATGATCTTAAATCAGTTGCCTCAGTTTGGACTACCCTGTGGGATGTAGTCCATGCTTCTGGTACAGAAGAAAGCTTAGGAGAATTCTTAAATAGAACTGGATTATCTTTCTGGAAAAACGATAATCCTACAAAAGAAGAGTTAAAAAATAGAGATAGAACTCCTTTAAATACAGTACTCAACACAACTAAAGAAGAAGCATCTAAGGCTTTTTTAAAAACTTTATTTGGTGAAGATGTCTTATCTGGGTTAATGTCAGGAGAATGGGAAAAAGAGGGAAGTACTCTTCCAACTCTTGTTCTACAAAAAACAGAAGAAGCAAACATACCAAGAAAAATAAAGACAACTGTTATTAAAGCTTTAGATGTGTTAAAAACAATGGCTGTAAAATACAACAAAGATAAGCAAGAAAAGTTCTTAGATTTTTATATGAGACCTCCAAACAAAACAGAAGAGAATTGGTTTTTATCAAATGATAAAGCAGCTGTGATTGCTTCAGCAGATGGCTCTTTAGTTAAAAACCCACGTTATAAAACTACATCACAGGAAGTAAAGATACAAGCAAAAGCTGAAGCTATTCGTTTGTATATGTTAAGCAAGACAAATCAAGACCCAAGTGGAAAGACGTATGATGATAATGGGCAAGATATGTCAGCTATACCCCGCCTAGATATTCCCAAGAATGATTTTAGTTTTGAGATTACACCAAAACAAAGACAACTTTATGGTGGTTTTGAGTTAGATCTAACTAAAGACAATAAAAAATATGCTAGTAATGAGTATAACAATGATCGGTTTCTTCGTCATACAATCATAGGAAAAATGTTAGCTGGAGATCCTCAAGCTAATTCTTCAGCTACACCAGAACAAGTTTCAGTAGCTATGGATATTCAAGAACGAATCTCACAGGGGAATCCAAATTTCTTTGCTGGTTTTAAGTGGAGTTCTCCAAAAGTAAACTATGTTGAAAAAAATAATGGAATTAGTGGTTACAATTTTACAGATATAAATTTAATTGAAAATATATTTAACCCTGTTTTTGATAAACAAGTAGGGGGTATTACAGAACTTAATTCTGGTGATGCAGCTGGAGGTTTTTATTACAACAAGTTAAGGAAGTGGGCTGATAACAATAAAAAAAGTCCTTATAAGTTTAGTTATTTAGGTGTGCAAAGTTTAAGTGATGTTTATACTAAGGTTTATGGTAGAGAAGAAACGGCTACTATGTTTGGTTTAGCTATGGACAGACAAGAAAAGTTTCCTCTTTCAAAGTTACTACCAGCTGGTTTTACTATATCTAATATCCCATACATACTTCCTGATTATACTGCTGCTTCAAGATATATAGATGTATTTGAAACAGATAGACCACAAGAAGGGTTTGGAACACAAAACCCAGATGCTTTTATTGCGGGTGTAATAAAACAAGCACCTGTAGTTAATCCAAATTCTTTTGATAGTACTGTTTTAAACCCAGAAGATAGAATAACAAAAGCAGATTTAATTTTAAACAATACTAAATATGGTTATGATATAAACAGAAATGATAATATGTTGGATACTGAAAAACTTGATTCACTTTATGCACACGAACTCACACACACAGTTCAAGGGTTTAATGGGGAGTCAGAAAAAACATTTGACTTCACAAAAAACAGTGCAAATTTTAAAGAAGAAGAAAAATACAGAAAGTTATTCGGTAATGCAATAGTTAATGCGTTAGCATCCAACGATAGTTTTATGTCTGTTGTAGGTACTGAATCTACAGATGAACAAAAAAAGGGTGATCTTGCTTATATGTATTCAACGTTAGGGAGTGGGTCAGAATTACCAGCTTATATAGCTGAAATAAAACTTGAATATTTTAAAGATCAGAAAAAAAAGAACCCTCAGTTAAAACCATTAAATGCTAACTCTTCAAAAAAAGAAATGGATTCATTTATTACATGGTTGGATACGGCTGGTGAAAAAGATTTTCAGGGTAAACTAAGACAAATAGACCCAGAAGCTAAATCATTTGACCCAAACCTACCCCTTCCAAGTGTGTTTGGTAATTCAAATCCTAACTATGGTTTAATATATAAGGCTTTGGGTGTGCTTTATAAATCAGATAAGGTGCTATTTAAAGAAACTGGGTTAACCATTAAAGAATTAATGTTAGAGTTAACAAAACAAATTGCTGTTGTTGATTCAGGTTATTTAACAAACTTCAAAGCTTAAGGAATATATGGATTTATTATATACAGATCGTTTTGTGGATAAGGAACAGAATGAAAGAACGCCGTTATATTTAAACAAATATTTAGAAAGCGTCGAATTTCAACCCGTGCAAGCCCAAACCAATAATTTATTATTAGATACATCTATATCTAGTATGAGTGACCCATACAATTGGTCTAGTAGAGTTAGATTACCTATAGAAGGCGATGAAGCTTCTACAAATGAGTCATTACTAGCTGCTTTAAACAACACAGTTCTAAACGAATCTCTTGTATCTGGTGGTATTGATCCATCCAAGCGTTTAATAATAACTTCTATGTTAAACCTTCCATCTTTTAGAGAAGTTTTATTACCTAGAAATGAAATATCAGAAGATTTATATGTTGTTAAGTCTTTGGGTTTAGGTGATTTGTTAAAATCAGCAACAGAAGAAGAGTTAAAACAACCTGAAGCTATAAAGGTTATACAAAAACAACGTGACGAATTAGCTTACATGCGTTATGTGTTAGATACACCTCGTCAAACAGGCACAGATACATTCACATACCCTAAATATAGTAAGCTAACAGGTAGTTGGGCTGGAGACCTTGTTTCATTTGCATCCCAACAACTAATATCTAACTACTCTATGGTTAAAGATGTGTTGGGTATAGAACCAGCTCCTAAAGCTAATATAAACACAGGGTTTTCTTTGGGCGTTTGGGATTTCTTTCCTGAGTACGATCCTGTTAAAGCTATTAGGTCTTATACTGATAACGTTTACCTAGGTGATAAAGCCGATCTTGTTAAATTATTAAATAAAAAGGATGATAATTTTAACCATATAAGATGGTTTAATGATACAGTAGCTTTAAACGACACCGTTAGAAACGGTTTATTAGATTTAGATATAACAGCTGATAGTTTCTATGGAATAGAAAACCAAAATGCTGCTATGTTTAAACTACAGACTATTATAAATAAAACAAACATAGAAAACAAACTACAATCATATGATCCTGGTAGGAGTTTTATTAGTCCACGTTGGTACGCTAAGGAGTTAAAATCGTTTGGGCGAATGTTTGCTAATAATCTAGACACACCTATTATTATAGGTGCGGATATTGCTAAGTCTTTGATTACAAAAGCTGTGGTAGGTTCAGCTGTTCCTGTCTATGGTACAGCTGCTGGAGCTGCTGTAGGCGTTGCTGAAGTTGGTATTGGAGCTACCGAAGTTTTATCTAGAGTTGTTAGTACAGCTTGGCATGTTGGTTTTGGTGGCTTACCTAAGTATGCTGAAACGTGGGGTATTATTAGACCAACACTTTGGCATTTTGGACAAGGAGCTGCTTTTATGACAGTCCATAATACAGTAGCACAAAACAATAACTTAGCTTTTGCTAACAGTGTATATGGGTTAAATCCAGAGGTTGCTACTAATTTTAACTCAAAAGAAGTTTTACATTCTGCTTTAGTTGGAGGTTTGTTTGGTGCTGGTCTTCATTTAGGTATGGCTGGTCTTGGTGAAGGTTTTCGTAGGATGTTTAACCCTACAAGTTTATCAGCAATAGAAAAATCTAAAAAGAATATAAACGAGTTTTTTAACAGAAAAGATATTGCACTAGTTGATCCCAATTTTGATACGGTAAATAAAGCTGTGTTAGCTGGTAAAGAACCAACACCAGAAGGACTAAACGCTAACCTAAGAAAACAAGCTGAAGGTGTTGAAGTAAATAATGGATTAAGAGATGATATTAACAACTCACCTATCCACCCTAATAGTAGAATAGCTAAGGATGAGTCAGTAGATTCGTTTGCTTTAAGAACAGCTTCTTCAGAGGTATTAACTTCTCCTCTTCTAGCCTTAGATGCAGTATCAGAAGGTGGTCGTTATAATGCATTAACTCCCTCACAGAAAATAATAGCTATTGATAAAGCTATAATACTAACAGATAATATAGCTAGTATTGAGAGAAGTAAAAACACATCACCAATTCAGCCATCTATTACTAGAGTAGAAGATTCTCCTTTATTTTTAACAAGACCCGAAGAAAACACTACCCCTATTTTATTAGAGAGACCTGTTTTAAGTAGAGAAGAAATACATGCGGATATTAAATCTCAACTAGCTGGTGAAAAAATTAAACTGGAAACACAGAACAGAGTTGAAAGAATTTCTAGTGTATCAGAAAAAGCAAGAAAAGATGCGATTAGTATTTTAGATGCAGCTACAGGTAGTCGTAATAACCCAGAACAAGCCAAAGCTCCTTTAGATGTTTCATCTTCTACTCCCGAAAAAGTACAAACAATAACTGTAGCAATAGCAAAAGATTTACAGAGTACACCAGATAATGTAGTGGCAAGTGCAGAGAAACGTTTAAGTTTATTGGATGATATTGAAAAGATGTTAAGTGGAACAGGTGTTGTTGCTACAATAAAAAGAATTGCTTTAGGTAAATTAAAAGGAAGGGCTTTAACAAAGGCACAACGTGCAGCTCAAATTAGTGTATTAGAATCTCCTTCATCTTTTTTAACACACGCTGAGGGATATGTTGATGTAGTAAAAGCACACTATGACCAAATTCAAACACTTGTTGATAGCGGTTTAATATCAGAAGCTGATAGAAACTTTATCTTAGCTGCAACAGTTACCTTACGTTTTGATAGAAGAATGTCTATTACTCCTGGTCAAAGATCTCAAATTAACAATGTAACAGGAGAAATTACAATTGGTAATTTGATGAAATATAGAAACCTAACCAGAGTTAAAATTGTTGCCCATGAGATTGGACATGCTTATGAGTTATACGCTACTGGTACTTCTTTGTTTAGACTAAGAAGGTTGTTTAAGGATATGCCAAATTTACGTGCAGAGTTAATAGAAGTAGCTGGAGCTACTAAAGAAAATGTTAATTATACAACAAGTAACACAGCAGAACTTTTTGCTGAAGTTTTTAGTAATCTATTAGTAAATGAAGTAGCTTATTCTTTATTCCTTTCTAAGTTAGGAAAAAACAAGGGTGTTATTCAGGCTGCTTTATTAGAGATGGTTGGTAATATTGCTGCGGATGTAATGCAATTATATGAGCGTCTTTCAGCATCTAAAGCTATCCATGAAAGTACTGTATATGGGATTGTTAAAAATGTTATACATGAGTTAGAACAATCTTCAAAACCACTACTAAGAAGACAACAAATTGTAGATACTGTTCTTGCTGCTGTGAAAAAAGTAGACAAAGAAGAACTTAAGTATGTACTTTTTACCAAAAATAGTAAAGAAGTATTAGCTGATTTAAACAGCAAGTTAAAAGATTTTATAGGAGAAATAACTCACGAAGAGTTCCAGTTATTAAATAGATTGTTTAAAGATGATATCTATGCAATAGATGCTTTAATAAATACTAAGTTAGAGGGAGATAGTTTTTACCTTGGTCGCAAATACGCAAAGGTAACACTAATAGAAAAGGCACGTACTCTATTAGATAAAACAGTTGGAAACTATGAGTTTAGTACAAAGCCCCGAACTTTTGAAATGAAAAACAATAACAGAGATGCTCTGTTTATGGAACGGTTTAAAGAAAACTATGAGGTTACTTTAAAGTATTTAACTAATATTGAGGGTGAGTTCATGCTTGCCTTACAAAGAAACGGTCTTGAAACAAAAAAGTATAACGATTTATTACTTCCTGGTATGACATGGGAAGAAAAAATGATTGTTTTAGTTAAGGCTGTTGATGAAGATCCAGACGCAGCTGTACGTCAGCAACCAACACTAGATCCTTTACTATCCTTAACTTATGTTGAAAAAGGTATTTTCCACAAAGGAAGAAAGCAAGTCTTTTTTAATGCACCTAAAGAAGCACTTGATGATGGAGATGAGTCTTATGTTTTTACAAATTACATTAGTTCAGAAGTAGAATCTAAAAACATATTAGAAGGTGTAAAAAATGATTTTAAATCTTTAGGTGTATCACTAACAAACGAAAGTGTTTCAAGAACACTAAAAGATCTGTTGCTTAATTCTGCTGAAAGGCATGACAGTAACCTCAGTGTTCCTGTTATAGCAACTCTAAGAGAACTAGAACAAGGACACGGTTATATTACCTATGCTGATTTAAAAGAAGCTTTTACCTTAAAAGAGAATTCTTCTAATGAATCTGTAGTTACTAACACCTACTTAAGTTATTTTTTAAATACGCCTAACATGGTAAACTTTGTGTCAAACAACACATACTTCTCACCCGCTAATTTAATTAAAATACTTGAAACAGATACTAAAATTAACACACAGCTTAATATAGTATACGCAAATAACCCTAGTACTATTCAACTTACAACAGTAAACAACGCATTAAAAGAAATAAACTCAGGTATTTTATATCAATACTCTCCTTTAAAAGATAATCTTGGTATTGCTTCTAACGGTAATATCAAAAAGCTTATTAAGGATGGTGTTGAACTTGAAGGTTTTTCTGTTAATAACCCAAACCTAAAGAAACTAAGTAAGTTGTTTATAGAAGATGGTAAAAATTCAGATGTTCTTTATATTCTAGATACAGGTGAAGAGTTTGTATCAGCAGATTATTCTTTAGTATCTGAAGCTTATGCTGCTGAGGTTTTAGGTAGTGATCGTATCTTACCGTCTTATATAAAAGGAATACCAGAAACATTTGGCGGTCGTTCAGATACATTCGGGGCTATTCGATCTGATGATTTTGAGTCAAGTTTTGAGTCAAGTATAAAAGATAATGTTTTTAAAACCCCTCAAAACAAAAACGAAGTGTTTAATATTTTAGGTAGAATGTATGAGATATCTAAAATGACAAAAGAGGATGGTAGTCAAGCACTCACTAAGAAACAATTTATAGATTTACTAAATAAATCTATTGGGTTATCTAAAGAGATGCAAGTAACACTTAATGATCTTACCTCTCTTGAAGATATTGGTGGTCTTGTACTACAAAAAGTTTCAGAAGATGCGTGGGTTGTTTCTCCAGAGGGTTTAACAACAACAATAAACGAAGTAAATAAACTATCATCGCCAAAAACAATAAGTACTGTAACTAGAATTAATATGGGTTTAAACAAAGCACTAAAAGAAATTGCTGGTGATGTTATTGAACCTATAACAGAAAGTGCAGCCTTAGAAATTTTAAAGGATTCTTCATTAGAAACTAAGGTAAGAGAATCATTAAGAAGTAAATTATCTTCAACTGTATTAGATTCTCAGAATTTTTCAGATGCTTTTAATGATTCAGTTGGTAATTTTTATATGAAGCTTCAAAGAATAATTAAAGACACAGAGGGTCAGTTTATAAATAAGGAACGTTTCTTAAACAGATTAAGAAAATCTGTTTTTGATAAGTTAATGGATGATGGTAAGAAAGATAATAAATTAAGATCTTCTGGTATAAACAAAACAAACTGGGAAGATTTTAAGAAAACACAGAATGAGATAATAGTAGAAGCAAACAAAAAAAGAACAGAACAAGTACCTTTAATAACAGAATCATTTCAAGAAGCTATTAAAAGTAAAGGTGATTCTTTTAAGCAGTTTAGTAAAGAGTATTCCCGTAGTAAAAATACAGGAAATCTAGGTGTTGTTGATTCAAAAATACAGGCGGTTGTAGATGAATCACTTATTGTATCTTCTATTGGAGGAAGCTCACTTAGAACAGATGCTAAATCACAATCAGTAAAGAGTTTATTAGGAGATGCTTTAGGTCTTATTGAATTCAGTTCCTTTAAAAGCGAAAAGGATCTTTATATTAAACAATTAATTGTAGCAGGAAAAACATATGATGAGATATCAACAGCTGGAACCCTTCGCTTTGGCTCTGGTTTTAGTGTAGGAAATATTAAAAAAAGAGTTAGATTAATGTTAGAAGACACTGCTAAAGCAAAGTTACCAGAAGGTATGCTAGAAAGCTATACTAATGGAAAGACCCCAACTAGGAATCAACTTGCAGCTATGGCTACTGCTATGGAGGATTCTTCTTTATCCTTTGATCAAACAACCCCAGCACCTAAAACACCTAAGACTATTCTAACTTCTGTTATTAAGAAACAAAAAGCAAAGGTTGTTGAAACAAATATAGAAGATATTGTTAATGAATCAACGTCTGCAAGTACAATTGAAAAAACAAAAGATGTAGCTGTTCCTGTTGGTAATTTAAAAAATACAGGGGAAGTTACTCAAGCTGTTGTTTTAACTACGGGTAATGTTGTTGGAGATTTAACACCAAGTATTCCTTTAGGTGTAGCTGAAAAACTATTAGGTACTAAAGAGGTTGAAGCTGTGGTTACTGTAGCTGTTCCACAAAAATCCTCTAGACAAATAGTTGGGTCTTTAACCAACGATTCTTATTACTCTGCTGGTAATTTAGACGGCAGGACACATCCTGTATTACAGAATATTGAAAGAGTTTTAAACTCTATAGATAAACCATTTAAGTTTTTTGATAGAGAAGATTTATTAAACCAAGTTAGAATCCTTTTAAGACAAGAAAAAGAAGAGGAAGCTGTTACTTTATTTAAAGAAGTAATGAAAAAAGAAGAGATTGATGGTGTTACCATTATGCTTCTCTCTAGAAAAAACCAAGCGTATGGTGTAACTTATGTGTTTGATAAAATGAAATGGCAGTATGGCTCGTATGTTACGTTTGAAAGTTTACCAAAAAAACCAGCTACTGTTGTACCAGATACAGCTGTAGCTCCTGATGGTGTTTCAACAATACCAGTTGCTAGACCTATAGTTAAACCTAAGTCACCACAAAAAATTGAAGGTGGCTCTGTTGTTCCTGCTGTATCTACAATTGATAAAATTACCCTAATGCTTACTGAAGGCAATGATGGTTTGAGAGATAACGGAACCGATGGTTCTACTTTTAGAGTTTTGTTAAAAGCTTTTAATAAGGCAACAGGTAACAAAGAAATTTCAGATATAGCTTTAATTATAACAGATAGCTTTAAAGTTATGTGGGGAGATTTTGTTATGTTAAATGCTAAGATAATGGAAATGAATAGAATTAGGTTTGGATCAGAAGACGTGGTTAGTATGTTTTGGGTTGCTGTAGATAAAATTAAAGCATCTGAAGAAGCTTTAATGGTAAGTGTAAAAGGTAAAACCAAATACAAAAGCACAAGTCAAATCTATAGAGAAGCTGCAACTGTTGTTACAGAGCAAAGTTCATATAGTCCACAACAATTTTATCCTCCTATTTCAGAAGATGCTGTTAGAATTACGTTAAATAAAGAAGGTAAGCCTCTTGTTAAACTACATAGAGATACATCTAAAGTTTTAGAGTTGCTTTCAAAGTATGAAAACAAGTTAGAGGCTAAGCCTATAGAAGTTAGAAAAGCTGCTGAGTTATCTGAGAACGTTAATAAGGATTCACCAATTGATAAATCAACTGTAGCTAGAGATGAGACACAGCTTCTTATTGATATTATGGATGATAGGGCTGTTCGTTCAGTTCGTCAAAATAATTGGATTAGTTTCTTCTTTGGGGGAGATGAAAGAGCTAATCGTAATTGGTGGAGAGCTTTGATGAGTAACACTCAAAACGCTATTCAACATAAACAACAAGCAGGAGATACCTTTAGAAGTTTAATAAAGGTTGTAAGTTTCTTATCTCATCTTTTTGATGATACCCGTATAGTTACTTCTACATTAGTAGCTCCAAACTCTGCTCCACTTAGGTCTGTTTTGAGATCTGTCAATGAGATAAAGAGTTCTATTATTCACTTAAGAAGGCTTTCTGATAGAATAGAAGAAACACTAAACAAACTTGGTAAAATATCTTACCAGAATAATGTTGCTTGGCTTTATATTGAGATGTTTAGAGCTGGTAAAGATGTTTCTATTGGTGATTTAAAAACAACTTTAAAAACTACAGCTGATACAGCTGAAGTAAAAACACTCGTTAACTTATTATCTCTGTTAAGAGAAGAACAGATCGTTAGGAACAAACAAATCTTTGGTTTAGAAAGAAAAACAAAGTGGGTATCTCCAGATCTTACTGATGGTGATCCTTTAACACACTTTCCAGTTCAGATTGATGGCAATAAACTTAGAGAAATGACCCCAACAGATAGAGAAATACTATTAAAAGCTTGGGAAAAAGCTAGAGTAATTAGTAAAACAAGAAAAAACAAGGGTTCTTCTGATATGCCCCTAGATACAAACACTTTAATTGTGTTGGGTATTTTAGATATAGAGAATGTTAACACATTGTTTACACGTGATAGAATTTTAGCTGATGCTGGTAAGACAACGCCACTTAACGCTGCTTCTCTTAAGAATTTATTTATTACGGAACATAGTTTGACTACTTGGCAGAAGAGTGTTGCTTCTTTAAAAGCACAAATACGTAAACAATTTAACGATGGTGTGTTTACTATTACTGAAGGTGATACTGTTCGTGTTTATAGAAATCCTGAGAATCTTTTTGACTTAAGTCCCGAAGATCGAGACATATATTTATCTACTGTTAGGGGAGATAATACAAATATGTTACCTAAGTGGCAATCATATTTAAAAAACGAAACATTAACTCTCAGAGAGATGTCTGAGTTGCTTGATTACAAGGCAAACTCTGGAAGATATAGAAGAGATTCAGGAAAACTTATAAATGGTAGACCAGACATAGCACCTAATGATGATCCTAGGGTTCAAACTACAGTTCAGAATCTAACACCAGAAGAAGTTATGGGTGATCCTACTATTAAAGCTTATGTTCGGAATGATATTAGGGCTATTTATCAACTGTGGTTGTTTAATAGAGGGGTTGATCTCAAGGTATTAGAGACATTTCAATCTATTCCTGGTCTAGAGATGACAACAAAACCAGTAAATGTTCTTATTGAACTTGAAAACATTGCTAAAGATGGTATTAAAAATAGTCAACAGCTCTCTGTAAAGCAAAAAGAATTTTTATACACAAGTCTTAAAGAAGGAATGACTAGGCTTTATTGGCTTTACGCTGAAGCTAATGGAACATTGCCATCTAATATCTCTGCTGGTGGTATGATAAGTGATAACTTAGCTAAGAGTGCTAGGTCTATGATTGCTCTTCAAGGTATTGTTTGGGGTAAGTCATCTTTACCAGAAGTCTTAATAGAGATAGTAAAAAATAGTAAAGATGGTTATGGTTTGTCTGTTCCTATTAGAACTATTCAGGTAATTTTAAACCTATTAAAAGTATGGGATAGAAAAAACCCAGCTATAAAATTCCAAGTAGATGATTTGATTACAGCTTTAGAAGACCAACAAAGAGATCATACACACGCTTGGACAAACGGTGACAACAGCGAAAGTAATACAGCTTTTGGTGGAGTTTCTTATGGTAGTATTTGGAATTCAAAAGAAAGAGCTACTGGTCCTCTTAGTGGTGTTACTAATTTCTTATCAAAGGGGTCTAAGTTTGCACTTATGATCGGTAGTTTGCAAAGTAACACTCAGTTTGTTCGTTCCCTAGGAAAAACTAGATTTGTTGGTGGTTTTAATAAATTCCTTACTGGTTCAAAGAACGGTAAATTAGTTTCATGGTTAACTGAATGGTCAGATGTGGCTAATAGAGAAGAGATGAATGGTTTAAGAATTGAATCTTATACTGAAGTTGTTGCTGAAAAGAAATTAACAAGAAAATTTAAAGAAATTGCTAGACGAAACGGTATCAATGAGTTTGAAGCTATTAAACTTGTTATGGTTGGTATTACTTCCACTGAAAGAGCAAACGCTTTAGCGTGGGGACTAAGAAAACTTGGAGCATTACACAACAGGTTAGATTTTGTAGAGCTTAGTAATTTAACTAACGATTTACGTAAGATGGAAAAACCACCAATTGATCCAGATTTGTATTATGACGTTGTGTCCCAATATAGATATGGAATTGAAAACTTAATTAGAAAGAGAGTATCTTCTTATGGGTTTGGTTTAAACAAAGTAGAGAACGTTCAGTCTTTTACCGAAACAGGTAAGCTTACAAACGCTTTAACTAATTGGATGAGAGCTTGGCATGATAACACGGTGTTAAACGCAGCCGAAAGAGGAACAGTTGGTCTTTTGGTTGGGGGACTTGTCTATGCTGCTACCGCAGAAATTATAACTAAGCTATTACTAGATTGGTCTAACGGTAGATCTATGGAAGATATCATAGAAGAATTTAAAAAAGATCCTACATCTCTTATAGTAAGGATAGCTTCTAGACTTCCTCTTGTTGGCTCCTTCCAACCAGTTTTACAAGCAATGATGAACGCTACGTTCTCAACAACTAAGGGTGGAGTAAGCAAAGGAATACAGAGTGTAATAGATTCTACTAATTTTGGTGGCATCGGTCAGTCTTCTTTGTCTAACAACCTAGCTACGGCTGCTAAGGGCGTTTCTAAAATGGTTAACGGTAAGGTATTACAAGGTGTAACCGATGTGGCACAGTCGATTGTACCCTACAACAGATCCCCTCTGTCCTTTCCTGCTAGAGTCTTTGAGGAGTTAGCAGATCTCGATGACAAATCAGCTTTCATGGAGTTCCAGAATCTGGTACAAATGAAATCTAACCCATACGCTTATAGTCAGGGAGCAAGAGCTAATGGTGTTAGTAAGCCTTCAGTATCTACGACACCTATTAACGTAGAAAAACCTTTTGATATTTCTAAAGCAAGGCAGATAGAGGAAGAACGCTTACGAAATCTTGACAAAATCACACCCCAACCACCCAAATCAGTCTTTAAACCCAAGGGAGTGTCGCCACTACTCGCTGATTTACTAGGTAGGACCAGTAAGAAGTAGTAAAGTTGGGGCTTATAGTAAAGGACCTAAGTATAACCTAAGGTTATTGACTGTAAAGTTGATATGATTAGGTTAAAACATCGTCTTTAGTACCTAGTTCTTTAGTGTCCCTAGTCAATTTCACCCCTATAAACCCTCTTTGTGTAAGAATACCGCCTGTTTTATCAATCGACTTAGGGGTCAAAGATTTATTTGGGGGTCCATCCCCCTTTCCTCTCCCCCAACCCCCCCTCCTTCCCCCCTTCCAAGCGGTGGGGGTCACCATAGGGGGGGGGGGGGGGGTACTACGGTGTGTCCGATAACGGTCAATCTGTCGCATTGAGTAGACTATTTATCATTTGACAAGGGTAGAATTGCCATAGGGCTTTCAAACTTCATTTGATTTCGTCGAATATCGACCTATCCCATCGTCTACACTTTGGGAAGGAACGATAGCCCCACGACGATTCAATGTATATTATGCAATCGGATAGCCCACGGGGGCGAATGATCGTCAATGGGATGCCAAATGTACCATACGATGACCGATGACTTCAGTAGTATTATCCTATGCTAGGATATAATGTCCCATTCCCATACGAAAGTATGCAAGGATATTTATATCGTTAAGATATGGCACTTCGGTAAGCGCATACAGCGACATAGGTTCGGAAAATACTAGTATCTTCTCTTTATGAATGTATGAGGATTAAACTCATATTAGTTCATAATAGAGTCCTACCCTAGACTTGCTTTTTTCTTGGCAAGTCTAGGGTTAGGGAAAGTATATTGTATTGGTTGTTAGTGGGCAATCTT